AACGATTTCCAGTATTGGTTGCCGCTGACTGATTTCCAGTATTGGTTGCCGCTGAATAATTTCCGGTATTGGTTGCCGCTGACAGTTCTCCGGTATTGGTTGCCGCTGAATAATTTCCGGTATTGGTTGCCTTATCATCTTCCCAATTAACTTGCTCTTTGATGTATTCAACGCCAGCTTTGATAATTCCGGCAATTCCAATTTCTGCTTTCACGGAAATTTTCTTTCCAACTCTCTTGCTATCATCAGATGATTTCTGGTCATTCGCTTCAAGATCAACTTCACAATATCTGGAATCTGAAGGAGGATAATAACCGAATACATCCATCGGAAATTCGCAAGCATGGAATCCACAATTACAAATGTCTGCTTTTTCTTCTGTGTATTCTTTTCCAATTTCATACTGGAAATTTCTACACTTTAAGTCCTTGTCAAAGCCTTTAAAGCATTTCATTCTTTCTTTTCCTCCTTTGATTCCTCTAAACCAAGCCCAAGCATTCTAAATGCCATGTCCTTTGTGAAATCATAATCTTTCACGTTATTCGCCCAAGCTTCAAATGCCTTTAATCTTCCAACCAGAAGTGCATATTCTTCATTGGCGTTCTCTGGAATGTAATCTGTGCTCTTAGTTTCTCCCATGATTAATTCTCCTTGTCTTTTGCACCGAATGTTTTAAGCATTTCTTCCAGAAGCGAAATAATAGGAATAATTGCATCTGCCTGTTTGAACTTTTCCTTGATTTCTTTGTCAAGTTCTTCCTCGTTCATAAGGCCATGCTCGAACGAATGTCTGAGCTGTTCTTTTACTTCTTCCTCTTTTCCACCATCTTTTACGAACATCTCTTTAATTCCATGTGTAATAACTGCATACTCTGAAAGGATATCAATCCCTTTACCGGAAATGTTAACTAAACCGTTTTCAAATTTAATCATTGTTTTTCCTCCCTGTTTTCTTTTATTCTCTCCATCTGAATGGTATAATGTGTTCAGAAAGGAGGTATGTTAAAATGTTTCTCAAATTAAAAGTTTCCTGTACTTGTCATTGCGATTACTATATAAGTGAAAGAATAAGTACAGACAAGGTTGTGTGCCCAAATTGCGGAAAGGAACATCCTTATTCTCATAAAATAATTTCAATGCTTCATGCCGCAAATGAGATTGATGATGGTAATGTTCCCGGAGCAGAAACCATAAAAACTTCCGTTATTTCTGAATGGGAAGATGTGACTGAGCGTCAATAACAATCTTCATGTACTCTAAAAAGCCTTTCGCTTCAGTAGCGGACAGACCGCATTCGGCAATTTCATTTTTCACTTTTTCTACAAGGTCGCTTGTCTTCTGTCCGTTTTTGCGGCGATATAACTGATATATTTTGGAATCATAATCGGATAACCTTTCAGAAACGTAATCATCTGCTAACATCTTACGTCCACCTCCTTAACTTGCTATTTCATTCCCAAGAAACTTATTGATAAAATACAGTTGTCCTTTTCCGGTAACTTTTGTGGTTCTCGTTACTCTGACACTTCCGTCTGGATTCTGAACACTGGATTCCTTAACTTCAAATAGCCCTTGTTCAATGTATCTCTGCATTGGCATATTGTAACTCGCACCAGTTTTCATCAGATATCCATTTTCTCGCATCCACTGGAACAATCTCTTCTGTCCTGTCTGTACACCATTCTGGCAAATCAACTTTGCGAGGTCTCCAATAAGGATTGAAGTGTGGCTGGTTGACACTGCATCGGCAAAAATTGTCTTTGGTCTGTCGGCTTCAATTTTCTCCACAAGAGACTTATTTGTGTCTTTCAGCTTCGCTATGGTCTGGTCTGCCATTTTTAAAGCTCTGGCAAATATCTGCTCTGGCGTGTTCCAGGCTTTCTCGAGGTCTAAAAAGTATTGTCGGTATTGTCTGCCTTTTTCTGAACGCTGAATCATACAAATCTGTTTTGCCATATCTATAGAAATTCGATAGTCAGTAATTTCTCTTTCTGCCCCATTATTTACAAGTGTGGAACTTTTCACGCTTGTAAAATCATTTCCTTCTGAGAAACCATATGCAGACATTCTTTCAAACCATCTTGAAAATCTATCTGTAATTTCAAGTCCTGTGTGCAACTCTCTTGCTGATACAGTAGGCTGTTCGCCTTCATAATTAATTGGTATTAATTCGTTCATTAGTCTCCTTTCTGTGATATAATCTCCTTTAGGAAGGAGGTGTTAATTTGAAAAGCTTTGATGATTTTTTAAAAACTGTTGACATGGAAAAACTAATCACCCCAACAGTTAGCACGATTGAAAATACAGATAATTTTGTAACTGCCATTACTGGATTATCTACCTCGATTGCCGTTAATCTTCTACGTCAGTATCACGAATGGATTTCTGAACAGCAGAAGTAATTCCATCAGAAACGCATTTTGAAATGCTTTTCCCATCAATATTAGTTTCAAAAATACGTTTCTTTTTAGAGGGCTCCAGGATAGTATGAATAGCTTGGAGCTCTTTCAAAATAGCGCAAAGAACATTATATGTGTCACTCATTTTCCCGCCTCCTTATGAGCTTTCCTCTCAAACCGCTTCCAGATAAGCCAAATCTTTAACTGTCTCCAATCTCTTCTTGCAATCTTTGTAGATTTCCTTATAATGTTTTTCTTGCATGATTCCGAGATCAATTTCATGTAAGATAATATTTTCCATCAAGGACAGATTGTTGAGTTGCATTACCGTAGCTTCATCTCTCTTATTGATTCCAGCCATCTTGTTTGCTAATTTGGAATATGTCATGTAAAGCATTTCTGCATGACTGCTTCCCTGTACTTTGGCGTATTCAACAAGTTTCTGAATAATATCGGTTTCTGCCTTTCTGGTAAGTTTCCCGGCTTTTCTGGTTTCAACCCAAACCTGGGTTGATTTCTCACGAATGAAATTCTCCATCTGGTTAAAAGCTTTTATGTATTGCAATTTCCATTCAAGGGCTTCTTTCCCTGTAAATCCCATTACTAGTAAAGAAAATCCATCCCTATTCATTATATAAAATGGATAAGTCTGTTTATTTTGAGGATGTACATAACTGCTTTTAATAAATAAGGGGTCTCCACCATTTTGAGCACACCCTTTTCCAATCAAATCAGAATACATTCTTTCAATTTCGGAAATGAGTTTGTCATGTCTTTTCCCAAATTTCTTAGCCACCTGTAAACTATCACAGACAGCTTCTTCATTACGAAGATAAACTAAATCGTCTATGATTTTACTCCTTTCTTGTGTTATACTCTCTATAAGAGGGGAGGTGATGATTATTGGTATTTAATGGTTTCTGCGATAAGCAGAACAAAAATTATTCCATTGAAGCTTCTCTCATTAATACTGGATCATTGGATGATTTGACGCCTAATTACACAATAGGTCGAATTAAGTGTAATTATGCAAGCAAAACTGGATGTTGTTCAAATCCGAAACAATGTTCCATTTTAAAAGCTTCAAAATAATTCTGTTTGGCTCTCTGAAATATGAGAGCCTATTCTGCTTGAAATTTCAGCATCCTTGGTGAGCCTTTAAACTTGATTCCCTCAATTTCCCCGATACCTTTCTGGTTCACCTGCAACATCTGCAAGTCCGTGGATAAATTTAAAGCATTCAGATCAATGGAAAGAATAGGAACGCAATCACCAATTCCCTGTTTTAATTCAAAACTTCTTACTCCCTCAAGTTTATGACCGTCAATCAGAATTTCGGTATAAATTCCTTTTTCTCCTTCTACCTGTCTGATTTCAACTTTTGATGTTTTCATCGTCCCTCCATTAAGAACTCTCTCTTTTACTTGAATCAGCAATTTCCTTATCTCGCAATGCTGACAGATAAACGATTGCCATGTTCTTGTTTTCTTCTGATAATGTTGCGAAAATATCAGCAATACGTTTTCCGTCCTCAATGTCGTTTCTCTCTAATACTGCCATGTAATCTCTCCTTTCTGTTTTAACTTGGTTTAATCTTACAACAACTCAGTTTAATTGTCAAGTACAATTTTTAACTGAGTTTAAATTTTTGTTGACTTTTTTCTACTATTGGTGTATTATCATATTAGGAGGTGAGGATATGACAGATGTTCTTGCTAGAATCCGAGAGGTGTTATTAGAAAGTCAAAAGTCTCAAACTGAAATAGGAAAAGCAATCAGCAAAACTCCACAATATGTTTGGAAACTTCTAAACAATGATAATGCTAATCCTAGCGACAGTGCCATTAAAGATATTTGTCGCGCGTTTGACATTAACGAGAATTGGATTCGTAAGGGAGAACTGCCAAAGAAACTTAAAGCAGATAAAGATTTTTCTTCTGTATGTGCTAACATAGCAACAGATGATATTAAAGCTAAAGAAGCTATTATGAAATATTATCAATTGTCAACAGAAGATAAAGAATTATTTTGGAAGTTCATTGAAAAATTCATTAAATAAAAAAGCAGGGGATTAACTTCCCTGCTTTTTTTCTTTTTCAAAAAGAGTATGTGCAAACGAATAAATCATTGCTAAAAACCTTATGCTTTCCATTTTTTCTACTATCTCAATAATTTCTTTCTTGTAATCCACGTAAATCCCTCCCAATGTTCCAAACATTTGTTCTCATTCATTAAATTATATCATGTTTTCGCAACCATATAATGGGACGGAATCATCTCCACTTAAATCCTTCCTGGCAAGTTGCTTTTCCTCGATATTATTGCAAATTATGATTTTTTCAGTATAGATATTGTGATTTTGGTACTTTTCATTCGTTATATATGTAGATAGAAATAAAGGGGCTGGATTCTTGTCAGTGAGGGATTTATAGCGCTCATGGACAACCTGTTTTACCTCTGTTTTTGCAATTGCGATAGTTTTACCCCTCCCAAAGATAATACTACGCTCCGGGCAGAAGTAAACATATTGAGTCAAGAGCACATGCACGAATATCAGTATAAACACAATTATGATTTTTTTATGTTTCTCCATGAATCCATCCCCTTTACACTATCATCTTAATGTATTACAATAACATTGTATCAAAAAATATACAATTACACAGGAAATGGCGAAATTAGCACCTCTGGTGGCGAATTTTACATGAAAAGGGATGATTTGAATGCGAATTGCAATATGTGATGATAACGAAATCCAGATTGGTATATTTATGCATCGGATTAATAATTTTCTCAAACGAAATGGTGATATAAAAGCATTGATTACTCCGTATGATAAAGGACAGCCACTTATTGATGATGTGGCAGATGGCGAATGGTATGATATTGTAGTTTTGGATATCGTTTTGAGAGAAGAAAATGGAATTGAAGTTGCAAAGGAATTGAGATTAAATGGCTATGATGGAAATATTATTTTCTGGACAGCCCACAAAGAGTATGTTTTTGAAGCTCTTGATTTACTCCCAATTCACTATATTATAAAAGGATCTGAAAACGGCAGAATGTATACTGCTTTCAATCATGCTCTGGAACATATCAGCAAAAGCACTCTTATGATAAAAGGAAAAGACTTTATTCATCGGGTGGAATTTCAAAATATCGAATATATTGAGAGTCGAAACAAATACATCATTATTCACTGCACTTGCGGTATAGTTTATACGGAACGATGTAAACTATCCGATATTGAAGAATTACTAGATTCCAGATTTTTGAGATGCCACCAGAGCTACATAATAAACATGGATGAGGTAAAAGAAATAAACACTTCGTTCCTTATGTTTTCTGGTGATACTGTGCCTATCAGAAGAAAAGACTTTGCAAAAATAAAAAACGAATTTGAAGAATATACAACATTTAAGTAGCTCCCGGGAAAAACCCGGGAGTATTATTATTTCAGTAATTCATTGACTTTTTTCTGCACTTCTGCGTAATTATAGCCAGCAGCTTCCAGACGGTCTCGTCTATCCTGTCCGTTTCCCCACTCGCCGTTAATTACCTCTTTTGCTACCTTGGCTACACTTTTCTTTGCAGTCACGGAATACACAGCTTTTCCATTCCAATCAAAAACAGAATAACCGGCTTTACAAGCCTTTTTCGCATTTTTCAGTGACTTGTACGCCCCGATCTGGCTCTTGGAATCCTTCCAGGTCTTACGAACACGGTAATACTTGTCAACCTTTACTGTCGGCTTTGTGGTTGGAACTGTCACGGTTTCACTGGAAATAAGCTTCTTAAATCTATTCCAGTCTCCCTTTCCACGGATAACGGAAGGACAATTCTTAGCACACACATCGTAGTGCTGCACTACTCGGCTTGCTGGGATTCCGTATTTCTTCATAAGCTGCTTGCACACATCAACGGTATTTTGGAATGCCTTTTCGTAGTTGTAACCAGCATTCATGCACATTTCAATTCCAATAGAGTTGTGATTGTTTACAGTTCCAAAAAGCTTACCGCCGTAATTTACCCCAACATGCCATGCCCCGCGATTGTACGGCAATGCTTGGTATGCTGACTTATCGTCAACGAATACATGGGCTGAATATCCATGAAAATTGCCATTATGCTGTGCGGTGGCGTGTGCTTTGGCATCTGCTGTCTTGGCGATATTATCCGTGTTATGAATGACAATATACAGAGGTGTCTGTCCGGCGTAGCTGTTATTATTGCTGATTAATGAGGTGTTAATATTCATGTGTGGTCTCCTTTCATTATTGAGGTTAAAAAAAGTGCATAATAAAAAGCACCCCATTTGGAGTGCTCTTTAGCATAAACTCTTTATACAATATACCTACCATGATTAAATTTCACAGAATCGTGGCTGTTGTTACCACAAAGGGAAAACACCGTGTTATAATATTCCTGTACCCTTTGTGGTGCTTGGAGCTGGACTTTTTGTTTGGTAGACAGGAGCCCAACTCCTTTTTTGTTATTCGGTTATACTGATTACATCATGTATTATCTTTTTTGAATAGAGTTTTTGCGATTTTATTTGTTTTTCGCTAACTATTTATATGGCAACTCAGCAAAACTGAACGATAATTCTGAGCCAGTTAATAAACATCAGAATATCAGTGAAATACATATACATACCATCACCATCGGAAAACTTGTAGTATTGCAAGCATCATTGAAGATAATTGGTGATATTCCATCACGAACACAACTTGTTACCAATATTCCTATTAAGTCACCTCTTATAAATGGTATTTCTGCTAGCTTTGTAGATAATTTCAATTTTGATAAAAAAATATTATTGATAGATAATTATGGCGCTACAGGTGGAATAAGTTTAATTAATGTCGAAAACATCACCAAAGGAAGCTATAGAGGCGCTATTGTTATGATTACTTGCTAAATAATTTATTTTTATCTTGCAAATAAATCTTAGCCCAAAAGATGCACCTGTTGCCTCTTTCAAAATTAAATATACCAAATTCTGACACTCCTGTTTGCTGGCAACACAACAGAATTGTTATGTGATAAAGTAAAATCATTCTTATTTGTAGTAGAAACCATTACTCCAGCACTAAACCCTCCACACAGAATTACCGCTACAATGGTTGTTCCTTCTGGGATATTAGCTTCTATGGGATCAGAATAGTATCCAAATCCTGGATCTGAGTTTTTTATTTTAATTCCACCTATGCTCATAATGACAGATTTTAATGACTTGCCATTTAAATAGTTAAGCGCCCCGATAACTGTTTTATTTTCGGTTTCCAATTTACTGATCACAGCCGTTGCCATTTTATCAACGACATAATCCCAAAACTTGCTCATTAATCCGCGTTTGTTCGCTCTCGCAGTTGCGTCATACAGCATTACTTCGTCATTATCCGCTAACGTATCTTTTGATGTGTATTCAGTCCATTTTGGCATGTGGTTGTCCTCCTTTAATTATAGGTTTGTTTTAATATTTGATTCATAAAAAAGAGGATGATTTCTCACCCTCTTTATATTGATTTGTTTAACAATTTTTTGATTTCCTCAAGCTCTTCTTTAATGCTTTTTAATTCCGATTTTAATTCTTCATTTTCGGATTTGAGTTCCTTGATTTTCTCATGATTGAATTTTATCATAGCGAACATGGATGGAATCATAATTCTGTAATTCCAATCCTCGGGCTTTCCATCTGGTAAATGGTTTACTGCAATTGGAAAACGCCTTTCCATGTCCTCTGCAAGAAACATTGGCATTAATTTATCATATCGGCTATCGTTTTTATCGAGATATCCTTCTTTATACTTCGCCCAAACGACCTTTGTCCTATAAAGTTCTTCCAGTTCTTCTTCCTTGACAGTTGTTCGAATTGACTTATACCGCAAGGAAGATGATGGAACCTTAATAACCATTCCGTCGCTGTTAATTCCTAAGTGCGTTCCGTCTGTAATATTTCCCATATTTTCAAGACAGAAAAAATTTGTAGCATCCCCGAAGCCACTTAGTGGATTTCTGATTTTTACACCGCCATCAATAACAAATCCGTTTCCATTTGCTTTTAGATCAACGCCATTTATGGTTACCATGTTGTTTTTCGCATCAAGTACAATGGCACCGTTTGCAGAGGTTAATTTTCCATTTGTTTTATCAATCTGCCAGTTTCCAATTTCCCCAGTTAGTGACTTTACGCTTCCAGAAAATTCACCTTGGTTAAAATGAACGCCTGTATTGTCAATATATCCAACCTGTGTGCCGCTTGCATTCAGAATGGAAAGTAACCCATTTCCGTTATTTGAACCGCCAAGTTTCAATGTACCTCCATGTGCATAGGTGAATGAAAAATACAATTCTCCATTTTCCATGTATATTCCTTTTATTGCACCGTTGTTTGTAAGCATATTGAACACTTGTTCATTTGTGTAAGCATATTCAAGCTTTGGCATGTAAATATAGGTATCAAATTTTACGCTAGACCCAACTGATGATGTCAAGATTCTCAAACTGTTTAAACTATCATTTGGTAAGCTAGATAAAGTTGTTGTTACTTGCAGTCTTTGCCATTCAGTTGTAGTTTTAGCATTTAATATTGTTTTACTTCCAAGATACGCATATACTTGTGTTGCAACACTAGTTTTTATCCAAAACGAAAAAGTATAATTTCCAGTAACTTTTATTGGCTTATAATTTTTCGTTCCAAATTGTGCTCCAGTTCCTTTTATTTTGATTGCATTTTTACCGCCATCTACATCCTGAACTCCATACTCATATGTATATGCACTCTGTGTAGACCAATAATCCTTAACATTTTGTTCTGTTAGATAATAGCCTTTAATAATATTGTCCGATGTAATATCTTGGACTTGTTTTACGACTTCTTCCTGTGCTATATCAGTAACGCTTTTATCTCCTAATGTAAACTGTGAAGCTGCTATTGTTACTGCCCCAGTCTCTTTGTCAATTGCAAAAGTGGTCTTTCCATTACTATCAACAACCTTAATTCCTTTAGCTTGCACGTATTCTCCATTTACATAGAGATTTCCTTTTTCATCTAAGTAAATTCCTTGCGCTTTTCCACCATTGGTAAGTTTGTTGAAAATATCGGCTTGTGTCTGTCCATCAACAGCTGATTTTGCTGAGCTATTAGCAATCTCATTGACCGTCTTTCCTTGTAACGAAAAAGTCTTTGGAGCTAGAATGACATTTCCTTTGCTGTCGATTTCTAAGGTTACGTCCTTGTTATCATCAATGACTTTTAATCCTCTACCGTTAATTCTCTCACCGGCAAGCAATCCAGCTAAAATGTATTTTGCATTGATATATACTTTTCCATCTTCGATATAGATTCCCTGTTCAGTGCCGCCTTTTGTGAGCTTATTAAATACTGCATCTTGCCCGAGACTGGTATCGTAATTGTCAATTGCATTTTTGATATCATCTTTGTCTGCATACTTGAAATCAATCCAATCATTATCGTTAAATGCACCATCAAGGCGGTTTACTTGTGTGACTTTGAGTGAAGCTTTTCCATCACTATCCGTAGTCATCCATAAATCTCCGGAATAATACGGTGGCGTTGGCTGAACCGTGTAAACAGAAGATTTTCCATCCACTTTATCTAAAAGTGCATCTGGAATTGATTGTGGCTTCCATACACCAGATTTGTATATCCATTGTGTGTTATCAGAAGTATTATGCCAAAGGTCACCTTCATGTTCTGTTTTCTCAGATTCCCATACCAAGACAATTTCATTCCCGGATTCATCCAGAATCTTGTTTCCGTCAATATCACACCACGGTAATTCCTCTGTTTTTGTCCATTTTACAGATGGATCATTTGGCTGATACCAGGTCTCAATCTTTCCATCAATCTGTGTTTTTAAAGAATTAAGAGAATCTTTAAAAACACCATTGATAAATAAATCTAACGAACTATCATCTGTGTATTTTGAAGCTTTTTCCCAATCGGAAGAATCATAAGAACCGCTTGCTCTGGCAACTTTACATCTCATCAAATCACCATTAGAGCCTTGTGTCCATAAGTCTCCAATGTCATAAGGTGGCTCTGGCTGAACGACGAATACTCTACGCTTATGATCTGCTGTGTCCTGTGCTTTTTCTGCGGCAGCAAGTGCTAACGTGATATCGGTATCTTGTACTAATTGCCATTTCCAAGTTGCCCCATCTTGCATAAAACGGTACGCATATCCCTTGGATTTCCAGTAAAATAAGTCGCCCTCGTGTTTCTTTCGTTCTTCATTTGTAGTCCATCCAGAAGCCGGAATATTCTGTAAGGTTGGCTCATAGTCATAAAAAAAAGTCTCAATCTGTCCGTCGATTTGAGACTGTAAATTATTGATATCAGTTGTGTATGTATTGCTTATAAAATTATTTACTTCTGTTTCTGCTTTTTCCTTTGCAATTGCATTAACATCTTTTCCCTTGATTTGTACAGAATCTGCGTTGATAATAACCCTTCCTGTTGTTACATCAACCAGGAAAGTTGTATTTCCGTCTTTGTCAATTGCTTTAATAGTTCCTGTATTAATCCAGTCAGCATTAACGCCTGTGGCAGTAAGGATTCTGGCAATTACATCACCATCAACTGTCATGCCGCCATTCCAATGTTGTCCACCATCTGTAGATACAGCCCACGCTTCCGCAGTCATTTTCCATATAATGTCAGAATCGGATAACTGCGGCTTATTATGAAGATAATAGATGTTGCTTCCGTCCGGCTGTGTTTCTACTGTCGTGTATGTTCCAGAAGATTCAGCAAGGCGTTGTGATAATTCTTCCAGTGCTTTTTCCCTGGCGGTACGTTCATCTCTTAAATTCTTATTATTTTCTGCCTGTATTTGTTGATTAAGACTATATTGTTTCTGCTTATTCCTGGATGCACTCTTAGCACTGCATTCAAGTTGCTCAAATGCGCCTGGATTCAAAGTAACAGAAGTTAGGTAGCTCTTATACTGTTTTCCGTTTCTATCGGAAATCGCAATGGTGTCACCAGCTTCCCATGCAATATTTGTTAAAGCACCGGTAGAAAACGGTCTGAATTTCATTCCAACACATCTGTCTGAAATAATCTTGCAGATTGCTTCTCCTGTTCCCTCTTGGATTAGCTTATTATCACTTATTTCGATAACGTAGCCAGATTTCCCCGACTGATATGTTTTCGCTTCATTTTTAGAAGAATTTTCAACGTATTCTGTAACTTTTATACCTGTTATTTCAAGATCATACAGCCATGGAGTAAATCCATTCGTATCTATGGCTGTAATACCCTTTTGCATAACAGTGATAATCTGTGCGCCAGTGGTATCTAAGATGTCTTTCCCTTCAATATCCTTCCATGGAACTTCTGCCTTATTATAAAAATCGTCTGGCACTTCATTTTTATACCAGCCAAGGCATAATCTGCCGTATGCATCTGTTTTCGCCCACTGACATCCCATCTGTGCTATCCATGCAATTACCTGTCTGAAGGTAATACTGCTATCATCTGGTCGATTCTGAATTACGAAATCATCGTTATCAAACCTTGTAGATTGTAATGTAACGCCGCAGACCTCACAAGCATCCTGGATGATTTGCAATCTGGTTGCCGGATAAGTCAGTTTGCTTTCTGAATAATCACGATCAAACTTACGCATAGAATCTTCACAGGTTAGGCTGATAATAGCAGTGTTCTGATATGGTGCATCTGTTACTGTCATGGTGCAGATACGGATTTTTTCAATACCAGTAGATAATTCAAGTCCAATATAGCAAACAACTCTTGCTCCGTCCCAGATGTAATCTGTGTACTTTCCAGAAAAGTTGTTGATTTGCAAAGTCAGTTTATTTATAATAGCTGCGCCAATATCAAAGGAACCATTTTGCGATACTGCATCCTCAAATTTGAAGCCATTAGACCATAAGTCTTTGTCGGTAATGGATAATGTGCTTCCGTCCGTAAAGGTAAAATCTGCATATTTCAGATAGTTACGGTTCCCACTATTCTGTTGTTCTTTAAATTCCGCTGATAAATTTCGCATATCTTACCTCTCGATAAAGTCAAAACTAAGTCCTTCCATTCGCTCATTTCCAACCCACCAGCACTTAAAAGGGGATTCCCTGTCACCAACATAAAATGTTCTGGTTTCGTGCTTGTTTGCGGATAACAGGTCTGGATATGTGACCTGTATGTACTCTGGGTTTACCGCCTGTATAATCTTGCAAGCAGTGTCCCAATCTGGGCCATTCCAACCTACAGACAGCTTTCGTTTCTGTCCAACTCTGTTTTTGTGCATGGTCGTATCGTCAGTTCTGCCGGATTCTGACGCTGATATATCCTGTAACCCCCAAGTAAAAGAAGAAGGACAGGGCAATGCTACCCCATCCACTTTAAGAAATACTTCTGCCATATGCTAACCCTCATGTATTTTTACGCACGAAAAAAGCGCCTACCCCGAAAGGTAAACGCTTTAAAAATTGCTTATTATGATTTTATAGTATAACATACGGTGAAAGTATCATTCAGTATACTTCGGTATCATTTAAAATTCTTTTCTTTCTCAAAAAGAGTGTGTGCAAACGCATGAATCATTGCAATAAAAGTTATATTGTGCATTTTTTCAACCATCTCAATAAGTTCCTCTTTATAATTCATTCCACAATTCCTCCTAACGCTCTAATCAACTTCTGTTTGCGGTTATACTTCAAAATCTCGGAAATCTGCCCCATCATATCATCCATTGTCATATTACTCTTCATGCTGTTGCAGCGCTTACACGCCAGTTGCAGATTCTTAATATCATTGGTGCCGCCACGAGACAACGGCATAATGTGGTCGATTGTCATTTTCTTAAATTTGACAGGCTTACCGCATATCGAACATTTTCCGTTGCACTTGGCGTACACGCTCTTTTTCTGAAAGTCATTGAACTGGATTCTATTTGCCATACGATCACGCTTTCTGCTCCATAGATTCAAGAGCCTTAAATTTCTGTCTTGCTTTATTGGCATAATCGCTCAAAATCAACAGTTTCATTGTCATAAATTGCTTGTTATATGCAAACTGCCATTTTTTCAGTTCGTCCATTTTTTCTGTGCTATTAAATCCGTACTGTTCCATGAAATCGTCCAAAAGAAACTTGATTTTATCAATAGTGTCCTCTACTTCGAACATTGTGTCTTCTCTATCCATATTTTCTGTCATTTTATTTTCCTCCTGTGTATCCCTGTAAAAATCTAATTAAAAGAATCTCTGCTGTGCATTTTCTGTATCAATCTCATTCTTCAAGAAAACTGGCGGTTTGTATTCTCCAATAATCTTGACTGCCTGTTCTACCTGGCTTCTCTTAATTGCCTTGTAGCTTTTGACCTGGAACTGGTAGCGCAGGTTGGAATGAATGTTACTGTAAACCTTCTGGCGAACGGAACGGCTATTGTAAGCATTGGATTCCTTGCCACCAAGTACCAGTGTTCCTTTTCTCTTTACGGCTTCCGTGATTTTCTCCGCTTCAATCGGGAGAATCGGCAAATCCATTTTCAAAGTCTCAAACTCTGTCTGAATATCGTCAATCCGCTTATTCAGTTCTACGTTTCCCTGTGCTAGAAGCTGAATCTGTTCGGGAATAGTCATGGGAGAATTCCTCTTTTCTGAAAAAGCATCTGCCAAAATATCCTTTGCTTTTAACTGGTATTCAAGCAATTTGGCTGCTAATTCTGGATGCTCATTTTGCATCTTCTCTGTTATGTTTATTTTTGCAAGCCAAAGTGGAACAAAATCTAATCTAAGTGCAACAGTCTCGTTATTTTTATCAAATACCCCTGCCTCAAATTTGAGGCACCCCATTTGTAATGTTTTATCTTTTTGGACATTCATAATCTGTCTATCTTTTTGTCCTTTGCTCATGCCAAGGGCATTGCAGAAATAACTTACTCCTGCATATACGAATCCATCAGTACCTTTTGCTGCCATAATCATGTCACCTAATACATTTACATTTTTTACTACTAAGTTTTGCATAAAAAAATACTCCTTTTCTCTTGAAAAGAAGTCTCACAAATGATAAGATATTAATTACCAGAGGTGAGACTTCTGGTTGCTTAAACAGTCGTTTGTGCTTTGGTCGGTGCTACGGCTGTTTTTTAGTTTCGAGAATCTTTATCTACTAATTCGATTCCCTTTGTGATAACTTTTGTCTTTGTAACTTGAAGTCTTTTTGCACATTCCTCTAATAGTGCATTTTCTTCCTGTGTAAGTCTGACTTCCAATCTTACGCTTCTAGGATTGTCCGTCAACTTTTGCCCTATTTTGGGAGACATTTTATCACTCCTTTCAGATTGTACGTACATTTTGTACATCTTTAATATATCAGTTTGTACGTACAATGTCAACCATTATTTTAACTTTTTCCTAATTTCCTATTCCACTATCCGTTTTGGAATGGTAAAATATGTGTATCACATTAAAGAGGGGGATTTTACATGAAAAGAAAATTTTTTATGATTTTGGTTTTAACATCCATTTTTTCAAGTGTTACGCCTGTGTTCGCTAAAACAGATAAAGAAATTCTTTTTAGGGATATTCCATGGGGAACTTCTTTCTCAGATACAAAGGATTTGTTTCCAGATCAGTGTCTTTATGGCATACAATTAGATGGGATAAATGCAATGAGTACAAAAGAAATATTAACTGGTATGTCTGACGATTCCAATGTTTATGATGGTAAAATTTGCCTTTATGCTCAGCCATTAGATATAGCAGATGTAGATGTAGCTGGATATTCTACTCCTTACTTGAATTTTTACTATTCTTATAGCATTAATGAAAATAAAATAGATTTTGATGATAGTAACACTTTGCTATATGGTGCACAATATGAATTTGAACCGCAAGATATAGACTCTATGTATTCTGATTTACTTGAAAAACTTTCATCTGTCTATGGTAATCCTGATAAAACAGAGAGCGATACTACTCAATGGGGAATAAAAAATATTTATACATGGTGGTATGGTGCTAACAATACTTCTTTAGTTCTTCGGGCATCTGATTTATCAGATTATGATGATGATTTAGAAAATAACAAAATATATATTTCTTATGCCTGGCAAAAAGGAGATGAATTATTAAAAACTGCCGATGATACATTATCTCAAATGCAAACGGATAGTGAATCTGAAGTTTATGGAAATGGCATAACAAACGGATTATAAATGGCTAGGGAGAAATCCCTAGCCTAATTTCTATTTACCATTCTGGCGCTGGCATATCACGAACATCATATGACATATTCACGTATACTTCATAACGATCTGGAATTATTGTATTATAATTTAAATCAGTTGGAAAATATGATTGTAAGTAATCAACACTTCCTTTTCTTTGAACATTAGCAAACAAACCATCGTCACATCCAATTATTCTATTATTTTTATAGTATACAACTGCCATATGGGTTCCACGATTGTTTTTCCCGTTATTCTTAACTGTTAAAACAACACCCTCTGTTCCCAAATTTGATGTATACGTAATATTCTTTGCATTAAAATCAAAATATGATACGTTTTCTGTTTTTAAATTAATTTTTACAGAATCCCATTGACTTCCATAATTTGTCATTAATGTAGCATATTTCATCCCTGGCTCAATTACACACGTATCATACTGATTTCTTACTGAAACTATTTGTCCATTCAAACAAAAAGCACAGCTAATATCAATAGAAACCGCATAATTGTAATTATTTTGAAGAATTATAACTTCTCCCCTTGGCGTTGCTTCTGCGTGATACGTTACATTGTTTTTGGAGGCATTCGTATTTCCGCTAAATCCACCATTAGAAGATTTTTTCACAGTAACCTTACAGGTAAATTTCTTTCCAAGAATGGTTGCTGTAATATTGGCGGTTCCTACCTTTTTCGCAGTAATTTTTCCATTTTTTACGGTCGCAACACTTTTCTTTGAGGATTTCCATTTTACAGTCTGTTTAGTTCCTTTTACTTTTATGGTACTTGTCTCTCCAACTTTTAAAGTAAGGCTTTTCTTGCTAAGTTTTGGAGATTCCACAGTTACTTTGCAACTATACTTCTTTTTGCCCACTTTTGCAGTAATTGTAGCAGAACCCGATTTCTTGGCTGTTACTTTCCCAGAACCACTTACCGTTGCCACAGATTTCTTGCTGGAAGTCCATTTTGTCTTTCCTTTTGTTCCAGACAATTTCAGTTGCAAGGTTTGTCCAGTAAGTAACGTTGCCTTGCTCTTGCTAATCTTCCCTGCCGCAGATACTGGAACTGCCATACAGACAATCAATAGCATGACTGCCAGAACCGATAGTATCTTTTTCACTTTCTTCATACACTCATACCTCCCAATATTTGATACCCATATTTTACCACCTTGGGACGTATTCTGGAAGTCCTATTTCGCTTTTCTATCAATTTCCGCAGTTACGGCAAACAAAAGAGCTTCGGCAAATTTCGCACCGAAAGAATCAGCGTATTTATCGTGAATCCGGCTTGCTTCCACGGTGAGATTTTCCCACTGTGGAATATCATCCTTTGAGATAAAGGCATACTTCTTGTGGAGGTTCCATATTTCCTGCCAGATGGAAAAGTAAGTCTGCTTGAAATCCATCAATACCACTTCTCCTTCAGCTGATTAATCGGTGTTCCTGCAACTCCGGCACTTTCTCCGCTGTCTGTTGCCTTAAAGTATGCACCTATAATCTGAGGGTACATAAATTCAAACATTAAATAATTAGCAGCGTCACAAAGATATTCTGTATTTCCGGTCTTTCTGTATTTTTCAATGCACAAATCATGTGATTCCAATGCATTAACCAGTTTCTCCCCGAAATTATCCTTTGCTGTGCCATATTTGTAAAAACTCATCTCAGCCCGATTTTGACGCAATTTATCAAAACGGTCTGAATATTCTGTTGGAAGTTCTGTTCCTATTTTGCTCATATGTTTTAATTCTCCACAATTAATTAATTTCTTTTCTAAAAAATCAATTTTCTTGGCTTGTGCCTATATTTTATCTGGCAAGAGGTTTTGAAACGTATTTGATTATTTTATCATGTCAATTAATTACCCTCATATGTCTCATAATCAATCGTTCCAAGATCACCGTACACATCTGGATAATAAATTCCAACCCAGAAGTTATCTTCCATTGCTTTGTAGTAAGTTACTTTTACATTCCATCTCTGTACCTCGTCAATAATTTCTTTGTTTAGAAGTCCGAATTGATCTCGGCAAGCTTCACTTTCCAGTTTGTAAGTCAATGCTTTGTATTTCTCGGCATTTGCCTGTCTGGTGGCGGTAACATTGGTTTTGGTGAGTAGTAAAATCAATCCGGCTACCAGGAACCATACTGCACTGATAAAAGAAATTACCACGCCAAAAGACAGTATAAATCCACTCACACTTGAATACTCATATTCGTAGCTTAAAGATTCGCCTATTCTATTTGCAATCAGCATAGCAACGCTGACCGCAAAAATGATTACTGATAGCCAAAATATCATAGCATGTCCTCCCTGTTCTTTTTCACTCTTTGATATAACATATTTTGTGTGGTGTCTTTAAAGAATAACATGATTCTATAATCAAAATCTCCTCCGTTTCTTTTCCCCCACTTTGTCTTAAAATGTTCCTCCATCATGTCAAGATAGAATAGTGGTTCTTCTTTATCGTCTACCAAATCATCTTTTGCCATATCTGTATCTGGATTGCGTATCATTTTCAGAATATTTTCAGCTTGGCTTTGTGTAACCATCGGATGTTTCTCTTCACGGTACTTTTGATATTTCTTAAAAAACTCCTTAATTAAAAATATAGATAAGCAAATGTCATGGTCTTCAAAAATATTCTCTTTGGCTCCGTAAATGCTTTCGTATATTTCGGTTACCAATTTCTCAACATCCTCGTCTTTATAATCTAAGAGAGATGATTGGTTCCTGGAATTATAACGGTTGGCTTTCTGCTCCTTGGTTCTAGGGGGTATATTATATATATTTAATTTATTATAATTATTAGGAGCAGAAGTCTGATTATCTTTATCTGTATAAGATAAAGTCTTTTTTTCTTTATTATCAATAAAGTCTGGTTCTGTTTTCTCTTGAAAGTAATCATTGTTATTATGATAATCATTGTTAGTAGGTAATGTTAAAGAAGTGCTTCCTTCTGTAATTCCCGAATTACATTTTTCGTCATTCCCTTGGGAATTACATTTTTCGTTATTCCCGTTTGCTTCATTTTGAAATTCAGAAACAATTTCTTTTTCAAGTTCACTTTCCCAAACAGCAACAGCCTTATTGATATTTTCCCACAATGGGCGAATATGTACTGTAGGCATGGAATTAAACTTATATTTTGCGAGTTCAACAAACCCTCTATTTTTCAGTTCTTTAATTGCCTTATCGTATTGGCGTTCTGTAATTCTAATTTCTTCTTGCCAATCTTTTCTTTGTTTTGCAATCCAATAATGGCCGTCTTTAAAAATGCGCACTTTTCTTCTTTTATTTTTATCCTCAGAAAACCAATATAAAATTCTTGATAATAGCGTACCCTCAATCAATCCACCAGCAATATCAATATATTTGTGTGGTGTATGATTACATTTCGCGGATGAAAGAAACGCTACTCTTGCTTTTATTTCTTCTTGTGATACTTCTCTGATTTCAGAATTCATATTAGATAACCTCCATGTCGTTAATGCGCGACTACTTTCTTGTCGCAGACCCATGATTTATAAAAACAGTGGACAGACGTATCATGGAATTACGCTTTTCGGCGGCCAACCTAGTCCACTGAATTTACCGAATTATTTTTCAAGAGTTACGTAACCGAGTTTTTCTAACTCATTTATCGCATTATCAATAACATTTATTTTTTCTTTTGAAAGGTCATATAATTCCTTTACATTAAAATTATCTTTGCCAACACTCATCATTAAAGCATATATTCCCTTTGCTTCAAGGGAAATATTTCTATTATGAAGCACTTCTTTGCTTACTACACAATAATTTTTATATGACATTTTTGCTTTCCCTCCCCATTGTAAGGTTCTATTTTAAATTGAACCTTTCCAGACCTCATTTTAAATGCGGGCTGTCTAAAAATTCAAAATCATGCGGCAATTTTATTAATTCCTTTATTCAGAATAAATTCTTTAATTTCGTTATATCCCCAACCATATCCGACCAACGCACTTACAAGCATTTCAGCATTCTGAACTTTCACCAACTCTTCTTCTGAAAAATAATCTCTCATATTTTCTTTTCTGGAGATTCCAAAATCTTCTCTCAGCTGCTTGGCGTTTTTACCAAATATGGACTTGTAAATAACGTCTGTATATGTAGAATAGGCATGTCCGTGCATTCTTTCATTTTCAGAAGATTGCTGGATTGCCTTTGTCAATGCCTGTCTTACTGCTATTCCTTTGGCTCGTTCAAGTTCTGCTGCACGCTGCTTTTTAAAAGCAATTTTTAAGGATTGTTCGCAACCAATAAAATAATTTCTTGCTTGTTCTCCTCTTTCAGATTTTGATAGCATTGAAAGTTTTTTGGCAAAATGGGCAGTTATCTTATAATCAACAGTTTTATTACCCTCGACATCAATGTCGAACCCCCAATAGTCTTCATTTTCTACCGCAAATGAATTGTCGATAATATTTGTTTTCGCCCATCTTGAAAATTGTCCCTGTGCAAGTTCTAAAAATGAATATAGTTTTCTTGCAGTAGTCATGCCTTCTTCGTCAATCCCAAGTGCAATCTCAATAGGTGTCTGTTCGCTTGTTACTAAAACTTCATTTCCCATTCTTCCATTCCTCCTTATATTGATGGATAAAATAAAAAAGAGCCGCCAAGTAAGACAAAAAATTCCTCAAAATTGAGAAATATTAATTTCTTCTTAGCGGCTCAAAAATCAAGACCGTGTGTACTTCTTCATTGAAGAAATTATACCACACAATCAGTCAAAAATCAATATGCCGGGGATGGTTTGAAACGGCTATCCGTATCATTCTGGGCTTTGGTCACAGCCTTTGCAATCTCGTTTCCGTCCAGAATAATGCTGTTCATGATATACTGCGGATTTTTGGTTCCGCTGTTCATGCTCATTGCCATTGCGACTCCCTGGGCTACTGCTTTTGTCATTTCTTCTTTTGTAAGTCCCATGCTTCCGTCCGAACTGGAAACAATGCTGTCTGCAATCTTTTTCATGGTTCGTGGATTTTCCAGAGGAAGAACGGCTTCGGAACCGTTTTCTCCGATCCCAATTACCTGTGCGCCGTTGAAAAGGCCACCTTTGGCATACCAATTAGGCTTGTAAACTGGTGTAGAACTGGTTCTTCCACCACCAAGATCATGTTTTCTCCACTCTGAAATATAATAAGTCAGAGTTGGTAAATGTACTTGTTTCATGCCATCAGCGAATGATTGAGCAGTTTCCCGACCAATTGATGTAAGATTAACATTAAATAGCCTTTTAATTTTATCCGAAATCCCAGACAAATTGGTTTCTGTATAAGATTTCATTTTCCCAGTTTCCGTGTCAACTTTACCAGAAGCCTTTTCCCAAATCTGGTTTGTATTGATTAGAACAGAAGACCAATAACTTTGAATGGTTGTCATAACCTTACCCATTACATCTTTGGTATCGGTGTCCATGGTTCCGAGAGCTGTCGATACAGCACTTGCGGAATTTCCCCAGTTTGTTTTTGAATCAGAACTAATATTTTCTGTGGAAGTTTTTACTTTTGTCTGTGCGGCAGACATAGCTTTCTCAGTTGCTGTTTGAATTCCAGACATTGCAGTTCCTGTAGCTTTGGATATGCTTCCCATTCCAGTTTTTACAAAAGTATTTGTACTGCTGATAGAGGTTTTCGTCTTAGTTTCCATCTCTTTCACGGAATCTGGGAATACTTGTGCAAAAATCTTTGCTACAGATTCTGTATTGATTCCGAGTTCCTTGGCGCGCGCCATGATATTATCAAATGCATCCTGTGCAGTGCCACCAGAATTTTCAGCTTCCATTAATGCTGTATCAAGAGAAACCATTTCATCTGCGCTAAGTCCTAACTGTGTTTGCAATTGTGGAAGAACAGTGTCATACAAATCATCAATCGACTGTTTACTAAGGTCAATACTTCCAGACATATTTGTTGTTTTATCATCCAATGTTTTAATAGAATCAGACAATATTTTAAACATGTCGTCCGTAATAAGACCTTTCTGGTTTAATTGGGAAAATGCTTGCTCTGCCTGGTCAGATGTAACCCCCATTTCTCCCAATTTGTCAATCAATTGTTGCGTTGCTTTTGCCTTATCCTCGGCGGTCATCCCTTCTTGCTCAAGGCTTTCTTTTAACTGCCAAATTTCCTCTGCTGATCCAGAAAGAATATCACCTCTTCTCTGCAAAGTTTGAATGAAGTTATTCATGGTATTGCCGAATGTGGTTCCAACACCATTACCGCCTTGCATGGTTTCAACAAGACCAGCCAATTGAGAGGTTGCGCCAGCTGCAGCTACTCCTACTGCCACGATAAGTCCAGCTTCACCTACAAGAGGGCCAAGTGCTTTAGTAAGAGAGCCAAATTTACTGCTTGAAGAACCTGCCGCATCCCCTAAATCTTTTATTGCTTCTTTTGCCCCACTTGTGCCATCTCCAAGTACATCTGCTAATTTTTCTGCAATCATTTCAGCGTTTTTCTTTTCAGCTATTTTCCCTGCAATGTGTCCCACAAGTGAACCAACAAGAGTCCCAATACCTGTGATATTTGCTATTTTTACTGCAATAAATGCTTTTGTAAGCCATTCTGCAATATGTCCAGCTATCGGGTGCTTTTCCTCTAATCCATCGAATAATCCGTTTAATGCACTGGTAAGGCCAGTTAATAGCAGATCAGCTGCAGTACTAAGGATTTCACCCCATGGTAATTCACCAAGGAATGTTCCAACTCCTTGTCCGAACTCATAGAAAGTGTCTTTCGTTAGAGAATCTTTTAATGCAGTGCACAAGTGAGAAATAAAATCTCCAAGAGCCTGTCCGTTCTCTTTCCAATTTGTGTCTTTGATGAATTTAGCGATTCCATCTCTTATCTTGGTTGCGAGATCATCCCAATTAAATGTTTCTGTAAATGATTTTAAGCTTTCGAACGCTCCGTTTAATAAACCAGAAAGTGCATCTGCAATTGTGTTCATGTCTATCTTTTTTATTGCACCATTTAAGGCTTTTCCAATAGCAGTGCCAAGCTTACCCCATCCAGTAATTCCAGCACCATCTTTTTTAGACATATCCTTTACAAAGCCAGAAAGCATTTTCCAAGATGCCATAAAACTGTTTCCGATTAAGTTTCCAAGACCTGTCCAGTCAATTTCCTTTATAGCTCCTTTTAAAAGTTGAGACAGTTTTGCCCCTATTCCAGAAAAATCTATTCCTCCATCTCCAAGCAACAGGTTTAGAGTATTTACTGCTGTGTTAATTCCAGCTCCAAGCAATCTTCCCATTAAGTCAAAATCTATGCCGCTAACCATGGAATTGAATGCCGTGGTAAATGCATTTACAAATTCGGTTATTTTCGGGCCAACATTATTCCAATTAATAACTTCATATATTTTTTGCATTCCGACATTTATCATGTCTGCAATAGTGGAACCTAGTCCCTGCCAGTCTTTATTGATAAATGCTTTTCTGATTTTAGCAGCCCATTTATTAATTGGTGTTTCGTCAACAGTCAAAACTTCATCCAGTGAATCTTGTATTCCAGCAAAACTATCTGCCAAATCTCCAAGCCCAGAACCAAGACTTTTAGATGCAGTTCCAGAATTATCAGAATTATCGGCAAGCTGATTTAATTGGTCGAATGGCAATACGGAAAGTGCCTTTTTCAGTTTCTTAGCAGATGATGTAGCGTCATCAAGACCAGAAGATGCGTCATCACCAGCTGTTTCTATACCACCTAAATTAGATACGATATCACTAACTCCACTCTGCGAGCCTTTTAGTTTCTTTCCCATCAATACATACATGAAGTTACGGAACACATTCGCAGCTTGCATAAGTTTTGACATAAGTGCATTAAGAGCTTGAATAGCAGGAAGAATACCAGCAATCAAACCTTGCCCGATCACTGCGGAAAGTGACTGGAAATTCAGAGTTAGTAAACGAACCTGGTTCGCCCAGGTTCCAGATGTCCTTACGAAATCTCCTTGCACATCTCCTGTGACGGACATTAAATAGTTGTATCGAAGAGCAACTTTTTCAGCTTGAGACATTGCATTATAAGATGTTGTAATTCCCCTTGAAAGAGCATAAGCCTCCATATTTGCAACGGATAAATTAATACCCAATTGTCTTAAAGGCTCAATTTCCCCGGAAATTCCAGAGCGTATTTTCTGAAAAGCAGTATCTGTATCAATGTTGTAAAATGATGCAATATCCCCGGCTAATCCAGCAAGAGAAATTGACATTTTAGAAGCTGCATCTTGCGCAACACCAGATGATTTCATCATTGCCATCATGGTTCCAGAATATTGCTTTGCTGCCAATTCTGATAATCCAAATTGTTCTTTGGCCGTAGAAGCAAATTTGTAGGCTTCATCTGCCATGCTTCCAAAGGAAACATCTACAACATTTTCGATTTCTGTAATATCAGAGCCAAAACCAATTGCACTTTTCCCTAAATTTGCCAGACCACGAATAGCCTTAAAACCGATAGCAGTTTTGAGCAAATTTCCGAGATTAAAAGAAGCAGTTTTAACTCCAGAGCTACTATTCCCGAGATGCTGAAACCATCCAATAATACTTTTTATCCCAGTTCCAATTTTAGAAGAAGTTTTGCTAACAATGTTTCCAAGGTTAGATGTTGCAGATGACAATTTAGAAAACGCACTGGATATAGAATTTGTAGCGGAATTTACCTTTCCCCCTGCATTAGCCAACTTTGCCAGTGCTTCCGTCATGCGGATGGTGTTCTCACTGATTTTAGGTGCAGTTTTCATCACGTCAAAGAAAGATAATACTTCCTTTGCTAGTGTTCCAAGCTGGCTTGATGTTTGCCCGATTTTATTCCCAGCGCTTGCCAATTGTGCAATTGACTGAACAAACCTATTTACTGAATCTGAAATTCCATCAACACCAATAAAGCTTTCTGTGATAAATTTCAAGTTACTTCCCAATGCAGGTAATTCAGCGGATACATTCGCAATATATTCACCGGAATTGGCTAATCTAGCCATTGAATTGACAAAACGATTAACACTGGTAGATACATCCGGTATTTCCGATAAGCCTGATAATTTAGTGATTATTTCTCCGAGTTTCCCAGAATCAAATCCACTAACATCAACCTGGCTAAGCCTGTTGATTGAGTTGATAACTGCATTCAGTCCAGAACCTTTATAATCTACTCCGCCCATTGTCTTTATGGAATTTGAGAATTTTCCAATTCCATCAGCAATGCTTGTCATTTTCCCGGCATCAAGTTCTTTTAGTTTTCCAAGTTCCCTTACACAGCTACGTAATCCGTTTGTATTAACTCCGCTTAATGCGGAATTTACTTCTGTGAGTTTGTTTGAAAGATTAGTCAGCGCACGTACTGCTTTTTCTGTACTACTGCTAATTTGTATATCAAGGGTATCAATGGTATTGTCAGCCATTTTATTTATCCCTCCTTTTTTTACAAAAAAATAAAGGGCAGACAAGACTTATTCATCCTGCCTGCCCTTTTCATGGTTAAGCTCAAAGTTCGCCTGCATGAGTTGCAAGCTTGCCAAAAGTGCGTTTCTCTGTTTTTTCTTTTCTTCTTCGGAAAGTATACCTTCCTGTTTTCGCCTTTCTTCCTCTGCTGATTCGAGTAAAGGTTTTTTCAAATACTCTGCTTTGGATTTTTTCCCCATTAAAGCATTTGCAACAGCTGTGAATGTGGCTGATGTTTCATAAATGCCAGCTTGCCAAAGTTCAGCGTCTTTTCTCTTTTGGCGTATCTTTTCAGCTTCGAGATAAGGTTTTAACTCTGCTGGAGTAGAATCCATAAATTCTTCTTTAGATACACCGATAGAGAGATATAAAGGAAGAATCTCTTGGTAAACAACTTCTCGAAAAGTTAATTTTTCTTTTTGTGATCCTGTGGAAGTTTCGTTGCGTTCTTCTCTACTGCCTGTGCTTCTGCTACTGCATTCAGCAGACCGGATAAAAAACCATTTTTCTCCAATTCTTTATCAAGAAGTTGGTATAAATCAAATCCACTTTTAGGATTTTCCTCGGTTCCTTCATCTTCGTAATCATCCAAAAGGTCACAGACTTTATCAAGAACAGCTTCTTTTTCAGAATCACTTTCATACCCAAACTCTTCCTTGTGCTTCTTTTGAAGTCCGGCAAGAAGCAGTTCCGGAAGAAGAGAAATCATCTTCTGAAGGCTTCTCTCTTTTCCATCTGTAATTCCCTGTACCTTGTCCAGCACATCTGTTTTTGTAAGAAGTCCGTATCCGAATACAACCTTATATTCTTTTCCATGTACATTAAAAGTTACCATTTTATAATCCTCCCATTATTTTTTATAATTCTGATGTAGTTACAACCTTTGTATCGAGTCCTTTGTAATCATTTATAATTAATGATATCGGGATGGTCGCAGCTTCATTTTGACCGATTTCCGGAAGAGGAATTGCTCGTCCTGTTTCGGCAACAATAAAAAATGCTTTTTCGAGATCTGGGAACGCAACTTCGAACCAGGTTGAAAGGCCTTTAGCTTTTGCGTCTTTAGAGTCTTTAAAAAGTTTTTCGATTGCAGTTATAACGTCAGCATTCATGTTAAAAGTAACTTCCCATGCGCCTCCAGTATCCTGTCTTCCTGCCGCATATTGTGTGAAGTAATCTTCCAATGCGGAAACATCAATCTGTTCAGTATCAAGACTTATTCCACCGATTGCGCTACATCTTTTTATTTGAGTAAATGCAGTTGGCTTTGTTCCACTCACTGTTTCTACAGCATAATGGAAAGTTACGCCAAGTGTTGTTAAATCTGTCATTTTAATAGCCCCTTTCTTTAATTTAAGCTTTATGCACGTAACCCTGTGCCGGGAGATAGCGGATCACCGCCTTTCTACTCTTCTTTGTCTGTTTTCAGTTCTGGTAATCCTGCTACAGATGTAAGCAGTGATAAAAAGCCGGAAAGTAAAGACGCGGATAAAACCATTTTCCAGTCAACACTGCCAATTACAGTTGCGGTTCCGATGGTTGCTATTGCTGTTTGTGCGACTGTTTTTATAGCTCTAATTCCTGCTGCTTTCAGCCAAAGTAATTTATCTGCTTTCATTTGGCGTTCTCCTTTCATATTTTTTAGATAAAAAAATAGAAGCATTTCTGCTCCTAATCTAATAAGGTTCCTGTGTATATTCGGCTGTATCGGCTCACAAGCTTTTTGATTCCACTGTCACCAAAAAACATAGGCTCCGGTCCATATGTACGACGGAATCCCATGCTCACCATTGCTTTGTGACTTATCTTGTCCAATTCATACACTCTGGTTAATGCTTTGCTACCAGATGTGAAACAATTTACTTGAAATGATGGCATTGTTGCACATTCATCCCCTTCAAGGTCACCTCTTGTAATTGGATTACCAAGCATATAAAGCTGTGCATATGCTTTTTTACCGGAAGCATTTGTTTCACTACCATCCATGGAATAATTGTCTGCGCCAGTAATCTTAGAAACAGCCGCTCCCCATTTTGAAAAAACTTCCAGTACAGGGGATTCTATTGTGTCCGGCATATCTGTCACCTCACAATAAAAAAATGCACTCACCTTTATAGTGAATGCATTGCATGTTATACTACAATTTAACACTGTAATGATACCATAATTAATTGGTATCATTCAGTATATTATGGTATCTTCTTTAGGAATAGAATACCTCTTTGGCAATTTTGCGGATATTCTGAATGATTTCTACGCTTGCCTTATACATTGGCATTGTAGCTTCTGTACCGTAAGAACGTACCCATTCGCCGGAATCAGAAATATATACCCAGGAATCGTTTTTTCCTTTTCCTTGTCCGTAAGAACCGATTGTATAACCAAATTCTTCTCCTTTTGGATGTGGGCTAGAACCGGCTGCACCATTGTGGTAAATACCAGCGCCGAATTCAATGAATAAAATGCTTTTGCCTTCGCATATTAAATGGGCTTCTGCATAGTCCCCAAAACTGTTAATTTTGATGTAAGTATTGTGGTTCTTATCAGAATCGCCTTGTGCTGCCAAAATATTTTGGTCAATAACTGGAATCCCTAATTCACATAATCTTTTTATGAAAATTTCATTTTTGTTCCTTAAAGATTTTTGATAATTTTTTATTTCATCAATAGCTTTTTGGATTGATTTCTGTGATAAGGTACACTTTATTGTCTTACCCATCTTCGTTTCCTCTTTTAGAAATTCCGTATCTGGCAATATTGCCTTTTTGTGTGTCTAAAATCTTCTTTAGTGTGTAGTCTGGCAATACTGTGGGCTCTTCATCTTTGTTCAAAATAAGGCTTCCGTCCTCGCTTATTTGTGGAATTCTATCTATCCAAAATATATCTGCTTCCTGTGGATGGAAATTTCGATTAAAGCTTGTAATGTACCTATCATAATCTGGCACTATTCCAGCTGCGATTTCTTCTGGTGTTCCGGCTGTAGATGATACGGAAAAAGAGTATAAAACTGGTTTCTCATAAACTTTAATGCGGTCTAATCCTTTTGTTTTTTCTGATATTCGTGACCAATATACTTTTTGCTTTTGACGGACTAATCCTCTCATATTTCCTCTCTTTCTTAAATTTGGTTGCTTAACTAAAGCCCTCTTTAGTTAATTACATCTATTACACTTGTTTCCGTGTCTGTACCGCTGTAATATGCAATAATATTATTTCCGTTGAATTTTACAGAATTTGCATTTCCTGCATCCTGACCTACTGCACCACTTGCTATATTAGAGGGTTCGCCCCAACTTGATGGGTTTTCAAAAACAGTAGAAGCAATAGCCCTTCTTTTCTTTAGTTTTCCATCTGCTCTATTATAGTAGTAAACTGTAATATAACCATCATCGCCATAGATAAGTGTTGGTGTACTCAAATATACATCTGTAATATTTGTTTTTTTAGTTTCCCATGTTTTTCCGTAATCATTAGATTGTATCTGAAACATTGCTGCACTATCTTCTGACCTTCCTAATGCGATAATTTTACCATCGCCAATGTATACACCATAAATTTCAGTAGGGGTGTCGGACTGTGTTGTTGGACTTGCAATTTCAATCTGACTCCATGTTTCTCCGCCATCCTTAGTAAGCACATATCCATATGAATTTCTGGTTGCTCTATATGTGTTGTAAAAACTAATGACACCTACTGTTGGAATATGAAGCGCATCTCCAATATGACTCGGTTTTATATCAAAAACAGGAGAACTTTTTTTCGTAAACACGATACCGTCAGAAGTTTTATATAAATCAAAAGAGCAATCTGCATTTACTGGCGTTCCTTTTCTATTCCAAAAATAAATAATTCCGAGACTATCATGTCCGAGTCCTGTTATAGTGTCTCTGACGTTTTCTGTGGATATTATTTTTTTTGCTTTTGACCAAATAACACCATTTGGACTGGTTTTGGCAAATATATCGACACTAGTATTGTCTGTATGATTTTTACCAACCGAATAAACACAAACTAATTTATCTTTTACTACGCCAATAAAAGGAAAAGCATTATAGCCATCATCTGTTGATACATAGAATCCTTTATTTTTTACATTATCAATGCCAACTGCAATTATGAGATTGTTGGACTGAACTACAAGATCGTCTATTTCTGCCTTTACTTCGTTTGTTTTTATTTCTGTGTTTTCTTCAAGGTTATTTGTTTTTGATTCTAATATTTCTATTTTTTCTCTTGCAATGATATCGTTAGCCGTAAACGGATTTACATAATTTGTTTTATTGCCTTTTTCAATTTGGATTTCAGATAATACCCATGTATTATTTCCACCAGATGAATGTTTAATACGCATATATGATATAGATTTCTGAGAATTAGTACCAAAAACATAACTTGTTTCAGTCAAAGTATTGTTAAGAAGTTCCAGTACGCTTTTCGTTCCATCAGTATAATAAAATTCAAATTGAATACCAATACCATCTGTTGAAGCTGAACCATTTGTTAATGCTTTTAAACTTATTGTGTATTTTGTATTAGGCTCAAAGGAAATGGGATAATTGTTTTCTTTGTATGCCTTGCCTAAATTCCCAGCTGTTCCAGTATAAGAATTTCCATTTCTTGTCCACCCAGTTGCATTTAATAATTCTCTTGAGTTAAAAATATTTTTTGTCCCGATTTCTAATTCGCCTAAATCTTCCTTTAGCGAACCAATAGCTTCTCCCGTTGCTTTTGCTTCTGCAAGCCCACCTTCTATAGTCAATGTAGTGTCTGGCTGTGATACACTCTGGATGTCTTTAATAGCTTGTTCTTTTGCGGAATTTACATTTTGAATAGCTTCCGCAGATGTGTTTTTAGTAAGCTCCAAAAGCTGATTTATAACATCTTTTTCTTCCTGTCCTATCTGTGGCTGATCAATCTCGATACCCTCTAGCACTGGTACTTCCGCTATTGCGGTATTCCATTCAACACTAATATTTGAATCGGAATCCGTTTTAACAGCGCAAACAATAAAACGTACCGTTCCCATATACCTTGCTGCATTTCTTCCAATCAACCAAGAAAAAGTTACATTTTCGCCATCTACAGCTACATCATCACAAATGTATTGGTCTTTGATAGAAACATTAAAATCCACACTGCTTACGTTTTCAAAGTTAATTCTGACTGAAAATTTGGATAAATCAAGATTATCTCCTACAATTTTGGGACATGAAAATTTAATACGTTCTGCATTCTTGTCAGATTGTACCCCACCAACTACGATTGTAGAGGGCACGAAAATAGCCCTTGTCTTATCGTCAATTGTGCATATATCGGATTCTTCAGAAAGCAAATTAACATCTTCTTTTGCGCTCATAAGTAAATCAAGTGCTGTTGCCATGTTCTACCCCCTCTGTGATACTTTAGTTTTACCAGTGGTTATAATGTATTTTCCGTTATCTTTTACGCCAGTGACAGATACAGAAAAATAATCCCAAGTAAGGGCTTCCGTTGGAATTTCACATTGATTGTTTTTCAGTATTACTGGGTATTCTTTTTCCATTCTCCAAAATGAAGCAGCTGTTTTACATCCGTTCCACTCTGGTGAAAAGATAAACAATGCTTTAAGATATCCAGTCGTGCCCTTTACCAGTCCAGAGAAATCACACTTGGGATCTGGATAAATTCTTTGATTATTTACAATAAATCTTAATACTCTCATGCAGTCATCCTTTCCATTCCAACAGGGGCTACATATGTGAATTGGTTTCCCAAAATATCTCTGGCTGTGCCAATCACGAAATGGCTGTAGTCTGCCAGAATATTGCATATAAATTCCTCTGCGTCAACCCAATATCGTTTCTTGACCATGCGGTGGAGCTCTGGTAATAGACCATAGCTGAACATTACACAATGTCCTAACTCATGGATAAATACACGGTTTAGAAGTTCTCCATGTAGGTTGTTCGCAATCGAAATAATATGGGTGGAATAATCCGATACTCCAAGTGTTCTGTTTCCTGTGCGGTCAATTAAAACATCATCTTGTGGTGGAACAAACTGCACTCTCCATAAATCTCCATTCATGTAGAATTGTCGTAGCATGGTTTATTACCATCCTTTCTACGAAAAAAGCCCCTGCCGCATTAATTTGCGACAAGGACTTAATTCATTTATTGCTTTAGTTCATCTGCTGTACAAGTCTGGTCAGGTCAGTTTTCATCTGCTGTCTGAGCGTTGCATCTGCATCCGACCACATTTCCGTGAGATTACGGATAATATCTGATGTGTATTCTTTCATGGAATCATCCATTTTTCTCTTGGATTCAGCATCCTTAGAATCATGATAGTGTCTACGATTCTCATCGTATTTATCATAAGATTCTCCGTATCTGGACTTCTTCCAATTCATACCATCATTTTCCATATCACTACGCTCTGGATGATATCCCATGCGGTACATATTGCGCTCAAATTCTGGATTGTTTAAATACTCATCCATCCAGTCATCATCCTGCATATACAGATACGGTCTATAGCCTTTTCTGGTTCCCCTACCTTTTGGAGCGAAACGCCCATTTGAATAGCGGTAACGGTCATATCCCATGCGTCCAAGATACTTTTCTTCCTGTTCGCATTCGTCCATAGCTTCTACAATGCGATAATCTTTATCAGCGCAAATCGCACATTTTACTGCTTCCATGCAGTCTTTCAGATCGTCCCAATCTTGAGCACTGAGATTATCAAATCCATGTGTTTTGGCTTTTTCCATAGCCCATTTTCCCATTTCCATTGCAACTTTATGCATTACAGTGCCCCCTTTCTAACAGCCTGCGTAACAGGTGCTTCTGTCGTTGGGGCTGTACCATTAATTGCTTTCAAATTGTTGCTCGGACTACAAGCCGGATTTCCTAACATCTTGAATACTCCGCCAGTTGCACTTGTAGCTACTCTGGTTGCGTACTTCGTTCTGGTTCTTATCCCACAAGCCGTAATCTGTGCACAGCAACGATTTTCTAGCGGATACAAAGTTGTTCCTGTTCCTATCTGAATCATTACCGGAGCAGTAATTGTAGTGGCTTCTGGTATACTTTGTGCAACAACAATACAATATTTTTCTCCATTGTTGTAACTGCCTGCTGGGAGTGTGATTACAAGATTACCTCCTGTAAACGCAACAGCTTGGCTTATTACAAGACGGTTGCAGAGCTTACAAACATTTTTGCAACTCATATTTCTACCTCTCAATCAAAATAAGAGGTGAGCCGTAACCCACCTCTTAGAATTAGTCAACCTCTAAGGGTGAGTTACTTAGCAACAACCGTTACCATATGTATTACATCCTGCATATGCATATGGAGCTGGAACCTGGAATGCAGGAATCGGAGCAGGATTGATTGCGTTGATTAACTGCTGTGTCTGAGAAGCCATTGCAGTTGTAAGCAATGCAGACTGGCGATCCTGGGAAGCAGCACGTTTCAGATCAGAATTCTCTGCCTGTAATGTTGCAATCTTATCCTGAGTTAAGAAATCTAACAGCGCTCTCGTGTTGCTGTTCTGATTTTCCAGAAGGTCTCTGGTGTTGTTGTTCATTGTATTCTGCAATGCACAAGTGTTGGTAGCCAGGTTATAGTTGATACCCTGGATAGCTTCTCTAGTCTCGCAGCAACAATTTGCTAACTGAGACTGTAATGCATTGGTATTCTGCATACCGGCTACAGTATCAGCATTGATTGCCTGCTGAACGCCATTAAAACCTTGAAGCATTCCGACGTTCACGCCGTTGAAACCGCTCTGCATGGTATTGTTAAGCGCATATGTGCTATCACAAATGCCCTGCTGAATACCTCTGATACCATTCTGAATATCATTCAGAGCAAAGCCCTCGTTGATATCCGCTCTGGTAGCCCATCCTTGGAAACCTGCACCATTTGTACCGTTTCCACCATTGCCGCCCCAGCCGCCAAAGCCGCCGAAACCGCCCCAGCCAAAGATAAGCAATATTATAATCCACCATGCCCAGCCACCGCCAAAGCCATAGCCTTCATCTGCACGGTTATTAGAGCCGCTTAATACAGCGACATCGCTTGCTGATAATCCACCATTCATCATAGCGATTACCTCCTTATTGATTTTTGTAATTTATACAAAATCAAAAGACCGCGGCTCTTTTAATTATTGTAGCGAATTTATTTTATTCCAAACTGGTTCTTAACCTGCGACAGTATATCGTCTGGATTAATATTTCTTTCTTTACAAAGATTTCTTGCAAGTTTTTCAATTCCTGCATTATCACCTTTTTCCATCATGTTAATTGCATTGTCAATTACAGGATTATTTCCAGATTGCTGTTTCATCATATTGATTATGGCTTGTTGAGGATTCCCTCCACCACGTATCATCTGCATAAGTTGCATTGGATTCATCATCTCTGTTTACCTCCATTCTGCTTGGGTTCCGGTGTTCCAGACATTTGTGTCGGGAACATACTCTTTATTTCGGAAATCTCAGAACAAACATCGTTCCGAAGCTGATTAAACATAGCTTCTATGTCAATCGGTTTTTCTTCTGCCTTTGGTTGCTGTTGTTCTTCCGGATTTATAAGTCGATAAACAAAAATTCTACTTCTTCCATCTGCCTGTAATTGTTTTCTATATATTTCTGTTCCATCTGTTTTTGGATAATAAACAGGATTACCGGACATATCTACATCTTTTGCCTTTACAGTATCAATGCCATCAACCATCTGTCCTTGCAACATGGGGATTTGTGGCACTTGTGGCATTGGTTGTTGAATTTGTGCCTGTCCGTATGGCATTGCCTGCTGATAACTATTCTGCAATTGTGCTAATCTATCTTGATACGGCTGTATTTGTTGAAATGGTTGCGCAAAATACGGATTACCATACTGCATATCTCAAACCTCCCTTGTTTTTATAACTATATTTTACAATAATAAAAGGTTGATTAACACGCCATGATAACGCCATAAATACGCCATTTTCTATTAATACAAAGAAAAGCCCCGACAATACATCGGGGCAACTTTCATAATTTTCTTTTTTAATTTTCTGTTTATGCGGTCTACGGTTCTTGGGCTGTAGCCCATGATTTCTGAAGCTTCTGCAAGTGTTTTTTCTTCGTAAACACGCAATCGGAATAACTCTTTTTCTCTGGAATCAAATCCAGCTTCACGCAAATAGAAGATTCTTTCATCTTCTGAAAAGTCTTTATAATCATCCATTCCACTGTCCTCCCTGTTAGTGGAATCAATATTTACACCGGGAAAATGCCTTTTAGGGCAAAGCCTAAAACAATACCAATTATGCCAGTTATGACATAAGCAATTATTTTGTCCTGTAACTTTCCTGGCTTTTCCATGAGTGCTTTTAAATTGTCGTTCATTTCGTCAACTGTATCTTTGATGTGCCCCAGATCGTTGTTGTATAAAGCAATTTTCTGTTCTAGCGCATTGATACGATTAAAAAAGCCTTCATCCCTTTTGGAATGCTTTTCTTTCATCTCATGGACGGCACTTTCCAATTCTTTCAAGCGGTGTTCGTTGATACACTCGTGTTCACATCCCATCGCTATTCCTTTCCATCACTCCCATTTTTTTAAGATATTGCTTCTACCCACCTAACTTGAAGCACCCCTGCGATACGTGGGAGGATTGACGTATCACGCACACACCATCTTAGAATCCGATAAATGGAAAAACACCATGATTTACATAGATTTCAGTTTCAGAATTCCAACTTCTATTTACGGAAGATTCGGAATGTGATCCTTGGAATTCAGCTCCCTGTTTCACCAGGAAGAAAAGAGCCAAATCAAATATGCAATCATAGCAGTTTTCCATATCGGAATTTATTTTCTCATCACTGTAAGATGAAGGATAATTCCTTTTCTTCTTAAATGAACGAATAGCCCTATTTACTGAAAGAATCACCCTCGCAGTTTCTACATCATCTTCAAGATAATTTGTCAAATCTTCTATAAGCTGTTCGTCCATTTAATCACCTACCTTTGCCGAGATAAAATCTCTGATATTATTCCAGCCTTATTAGTTGCTGCCAGGGCATAGCCGTTATCACTTGCAAGCTGTCTTAACTGAGATACAGTCATATTAGACAACTCGCTTTCTGTATACTTGTGTGTTGATGTATCATTCACACTTGCTACAGATGGTGACTGGCTGTTTTCATCGAGACTATGCCCGGTTATTCCCCCGCTTTGGTACCGATCACGATACCACCGTTTGCTTTTGGTGCAACAGGGACGAACATACCGGATGCTTTTGTCCATACTGCAACTGGGTCTGGTGTAGCCCACATGGAAAGAGTTACGAAAGAACGGTTCTCTTCCTGTATAAACTGTCTGTATTCAAGCTCTTCTGGTGTCACACCCCAGAGGCCAACACCGAAAGAACCGTTAGCATCTGCTTCATACAGAGTAAATACATCCTCTTTGAGGTATCTGGCTGTTTTCAGGGTTCCATCTGCTTTTCTGAAATTAAAGTTCTCATCACAACGATCAATTGTGATTCCATATTCCTGCATAAGCAGATTGGCAAGCTCCTGCTTTGTGAGAAGCCTTTTATTTGCAGCACCCAGAACAGCTGTCTGCATTGCAGTGTTGTTCCGCATGTAGTTAATCATTTTAAGAGAAGTAACAGCTTTGTTTACTACATAGCCATTGCCTTCTGCTACAGCTACCATTTTCTGGATATCGCCCATGATATCTGCATCTGGCTTAGACCAATCAGTAAGCGTTACTTTTGCACTTGCTGGAACGCCATAGTCAATTCCCATGTCAACATGGTTCTCTTTGATTGTTACAGCGCCGGTGGAAAGGAACTGTCCTTTCATAACATTTGCTCTTGTAACAACGCCCTCGAACAGTCTGGCTGCATCATCAAATACAAAGTTTTTCAGTGCTTCATTATCCGGCACACCGTTTTCAATTGCCTGCCGTAAGTTTTCGGACTGATTGATTTTTCTCTTAATGAAGAGTTTTTCAGTCAGGACTTTTTCAAATCCAGGTCTTGTGCCGATTTCTGCTTCGCTATCAAGAGCGTGGACGAATGCAACTTCCGGGAGATTCTGTCCAGCCATAAGTCTGTAATACTCTGCTTTCAGATACTGGGTTTTTGTATCTGGGAAAATGGTATCGAGGATACCTGGTCTTTTAACGCTGAAATTCTGAGAGAAATTAAGTCTTTCTTCTTGGGTAATTGATTCCAAAATATTAAATGGCATTTGTCATACCTCCTTAAAATACTGGGTCTTCTGTGACTACAAAAACAATTCCGGATTTTTCAAGCTCTGTTTTTGCAGTAGTGTCAACTGTTACTGGAAGTCTCTTTTCAAGAACACGTCCTGAGACAATCACAGAAATTGGTCTCTTGGTATCATCTGTCATATCAACATCTTCAAATACAATGCCGATTGCGCCTGTCGCATTTGTTGGATATACGGAACCTGCTTTGATAATTTTCTTAGTTCCAACTGTTTCAGCATTTGTCTGGTCTGCTGTGTAGGTTTTGAGTACAAGTCCGACCTCGGATTCAAGAATATTTGGAGTGGACTCATACTGCTCTGTTTTCATAAAAGCCATTATTTATATCTCCTTTACTTAAATATTTACAGGGGCGTTACCGTCCACTGATTTAGTTTCCTGGTTCTTTTTTGCTGAGTAAGCTTTTGCAAATTCAGCAGCATCACTTTTTACTGTAGCTTTCCCACCGCTACCACCGCCCGGATTCGGAGTGTTTTCCAATGCTTCCTTCTCCCAAGCTGCTTTTGCGTTATCAAGTGCTGTTTTATTTGCTTCGGAAACTCCCTTAACAAAAGTTTCGACTTCTTTCATTGCATCTTCTGGTTTCTCATACGGTGCAGATGCGTATGCTTTAATAGCACTCGCGTATGTTTCGGTTGAAAGTCCTGCATTTGCGAACATAGAAGTAATTTCACTGGTAAGGGCTTTTTTGTTGGATTCTGCAAGCGCAGCTTTCAAATCAGCTAACTCCTTATCCACTGCTTCCTTTTCTTTCTTGCGTTCAGCTTCTAGCCGTTCTGCTTCGGTCATGTTCTGCTTTTTCAACTCTTCCAACTCTTTTTCCAGGGAATCTGCTTTTTCAGCTTTTTCCTTCAGAGAAACATTTTTGTCTTTCTCTTTCTTAGTTTCAGCAGAAATAGAATCAAGAAGCTTAGAAACCTGTTCCTCGGAAGGTTCTGCAACTCCCATACCGATAAGTGCCTGTTTTGCCTGTTCTCTTGTCATTGAAATCTCCTTTCTTCCAGTCCAATACGCTTTTTCAACACGGTTCGCTCCGCACATGGTCTGTACCCGATTTACGCTCACGGGCTGTTGCAATTTATTTGATTTTGGGTATTAAAAAAGAAGCCTTAGATTTCTCTAAAACTCCTTAAATAATCGAAATTTGGTTCATTCTTCGTTAGATGGAGAATTTGCCATTGGTTCTGTTTTGGACGGATTTTGAAACTTTCCGTCAAGTAATTGCTGTGCTTTCTGCATTTCCGCTTCCGGGTCTGCCAGTTCCGGGTAAATAGTTCCCAGATACGGTAAACTCATTTCGTAGACTTTCTGCGGATCACTAAATAAACCGCAAGTAATCAGTGCAATAAGCGGATGAATTTTATTTTTAAACAGATAATCAAGTGCCTGTGCTTTTACAAGCATATTGTCTGTTGGGTTTCTGGTTATCTTTACATCAAAATCTCGGGTTGAGATATTAACATCATTTGATGTACCACGGATAATATTCAGAATAATTCTGGCAGATTCCTTTTCAGCTTCCTTAGTAAATGCTTCTACCAATTTTGCATCTCTTTCTGCGAAATCCCATCCATTACGAAGGTATACGGCATTTCCTGTATCCCCTCCGCTATTGCTTTGTCGGTTTGGCATTGCTTCCACAATCAGCATGTTATTGTAGATATCATCCTTTGCAACCTGGCTCTCTGATTGATTCAATTCAGCGGTCATCAGTTCAACATCCGACTGACAGCCATTTCCGGTATCTTTAACAGAGATAGCACCAAGTTTTACCATTTTCAAAAACTCGTTTTCATCTACCTCGCAGTTCTTGAACTTCATAAAGGCTTGCACAAACTGTTCAACGCCATTTAATCTGTCAGACTGGTATTTGTTAATTGCATCAAATAATGTAATTGCAATTTCAACGTCCGAAAGCCTGTCATGATTATTCGGGCATTCAACAATAGGAATCCCACCAAAACCGTTGATGCCATATTCGGTTACTTTTCCATTCGTGATTTTGAAAAACTGGTTCTTTGAATAACATAAGTAGTATTGTTGCTCATCTTCATCCTTCAAAATCTGAACGGACAGCATTGGTTTTCCGTTCCTCTGCGAATATACAATGTAACAATCACCAGGATACGGAATAAAGATTCTAAACGGCGGTAAATCTCCGTTTTCTGTCCAGTCCTCTTCTTTCAGAATAGCCTTATAAGAAGTTCCTGTTGCACTTTGGTATATTGCTCTCTGGATGTTTCTTGCATCTGCATTGGCTTCATCCAGATAATCATTCAGCAAATCAACTTGCTCATTTATTTTTTCGTCTGCATTTTTCTTTTTGCATACATATTGAATTGGCTCCCCACAAATCTGTCCAGCTTTAAATTTTACAGTTTCAAATGCGTGATTTTCAACCACTCTGTTATTAACTTCTGGACGTACTATTTTATTTCGATACAATATCGGCTGATCGCCTTTCATGTACCGATACAAGTAATCAATCAATGTTCGATTTCTATTATGTATGCCAATTGTATCTGATACTACTTTTACTACATTTTGTGGAGTGATTCGGTCAACGCCTGTATAGGCTACTTTTCTACCGAATTCTCCTCGGCATAAATCTACAAAATTCATTGTATTTCTCACGAGCCAAACCATCCTTTCTGCAAAATAAAAAGCACTGGATATTTTAATCCAATGCTCTACTTTATATTTTACACATATTAAAAGTATTTTTCAGTATATTATGGTATCATCTTTCGAAACCTTTTATCTTTTTTACTTCTGCTATGGCTTTTAAATGCTTTTTTTTAATGTGAATCTCTGAATAACCCATCTCGTCTGCGATACGAACCAATGATTTGTACTCAACATAATGCTTAAATAGTATGTTGTATAGCAACGGGTCTTCAACCTGTTCTATGGTTCGGACTATTTCTTGTCTTTTTTGTAAAAATTCAGATATCATTTCTGAAATCTCTTCTCGCAGATCAAATATCTTCGCAATCATATCTCCCATCGGATCACGTTTTACAGAAGTTTGTACCTTTTCTCCAACAGGAATTGCAGATACACTTGTGGAAAGAGAACTGAGCTGTTCTTCTTCGATAAGCTTGTTTTTGATTCTGTTATCATAATTTTCAATCTGGCGTAAATATTGAGTTGTAGTCATCATATTCTATCTCCTTCCCCACATAAAATTTTTGGTTGCTTTTACTTCTGCAAATCTTTTGCCGGCAAGCGTTATTGCAAGCTGCGTAACTCCATCGGCAGCGTCATCATGTTCATTATCACCAATATAGACGAATGTAGTTAATTCATCCATAGCCTTTTGATACTGTTTATCTTGATATTTCGGAGCCAAAAATATAAAATTTTGCTTAACATCCCCGGAATATTGATTTATTTTTTCTTTTTTTGCTTGTTTTGAAGGTGCTTTTGTACTTGTCGTGCTGCAAGCGTATTTATGTTCTTTCAAGCGTTCATTTACATAATAGGCATACATATCTCCACCATTATTTGCTTCAAAATTGATAGATTGAATATTATTTCCCATGATTCTTCCAACAACTAATGGCAATGTTCCTTCTTTTGGCGCTGTGCTAAAAATCCAGTCATATATATACACATCTCCATTTTCGTATTCTGCACCCACTGGCATTGATAAGCTATCGCCACCACCCCACGCAACATCGCAAGCAGAAACATTTTTAACAAATCCACCTTCTGGGAGAACGCCGTTATAATATCTCAATTCGTCAGCTGCAAACACAATTCCTTCACGCAAGAAGGGCTTTTGCTGATATTTGGCTTCCCATTCGTTAGCGTCTAACCTAGCTTTCATATCAACATAATATTTTGTTGAAAATCCAACGCCATACTCATAATCGAAATTGGATTCACCATCATCGTTCAAAGCTGGAATTTTTCTAAACCGATACATTGGATTATCCCGATTTAGCTTCTCGATTTTTCCAAGAGGGTCATATAAATTCCATCTGGTTCCAACCATAAGTTCTCTTGCACCATCAATCTTACGGTCAACCATCTTGTTTAGATATTCTTGATATGTGTTTTCTAATCGGGTAGGACTTAATGAATGTTGCCTATCTCTTACAAGGTCATCCACGTACAAATACCCATCGGAAGAAATGTCAACGGCACCTGTCCAAGTACCTTCAATACCACGGCAAGTCATTGTTGCAAATCGGTCTGGCTTGTCCAGGTTTATTTCAAAATCATCAGCACTCTGTTTTTGAAGTTTCGATTGCGGAAAAATTTCACTGTAGTTGTATTCCTGTGTATTAATGAGGTTAAGAAGTTCTCCGTAGAATCCTTTTGCCAGTTTTCCAGAATGACCGCCCATGGCACTATGGCTATTCGGTCTTTTTCCCATTATCCATGACATAAAGAAAATACACATAGTAGATTTTCCAACACGGCTCGGAAGTGATAAGCCGTAAAACTCTATCTTCCTTTCTTCCAAATCTTGTAGGTCTTTGGCTACTACATGTAGTGTTTTTTTTCGTGGAATATAAAATTTCTTGCTGTCCGGTCTATTTTTTTCCATATAAAGCAAGTAACTTTCAAATAAATGTGGCGCTTCCAGTAGCAAATACTGCCAGTAGATATCGTCAAAATTACCACTTCCAGTTAATGCAGCACACTTCTCTGCTATGTTATGTGAGTATTGACTTACTTTCATAGCCATTTTCCGTGCTTCTTGATTCTTATTGAAAGGAAGGTCAATATTCATATTTAAGAGCAAATCAAGGCAATCTTTTTGATTTTGATAGATTGTCATGTCGCTGCTGATAATCTGATTTAGAACTGCCCGATACCATTCGAGCGAGCCTTCTGTAATTTTTCCCATAAAAATAGAGCCAGACCTCCTTTCTTTTTAGGATTTAGTCTGGCTCTCATGTGGCTCTCTTGACTGTTTTATTTATTATTTAGCATTCTCATCAGCTGTCATATCTCTTGTATCTACGATGGTAGAAGTGTTACCTCCTTGAATCTTTGGTACTTCACCATTCCATTTATCAATCTTCTGTTTTTCAATCAGTTCGGGAGTAAGAGATTCTGCGATTTTTCTATTTGCTTCAGCTTCAGCTTCAGCTTTAATCTTAATTGCTTCTGCTTTTCCTTCTGCATCAATCTTTGCCTGTTCCGCTTGGATAGATGCTTTCTCCTTTTCCTGTTCAGCAGCAATCAGTGCAACTTCTTTATCTTTATCAGCTTGTACTTTGGCTGTTTTAGCTTCAATGTTAGCAAGTTCTAATTCTTGCTGTGCATTTACCTTCTTTTGGATTGCAGCCTGTGTTTCATCATCAGTGGAAATGGAAGTAAAGTTTACTGTATCAATAATAATTCCGTATGGCTCAAACTTCTGTTTAAGATATTCGTCAAGTGCTTCATTCAGTTCCTGGCGTTTATCACCGAAAACATCTGTTACTGGATACTTCGCAGTTACTTCCTGCGTCCATGCTTTCATCTTAGGCTTAATAAAAGTATTTTTCACAGATTCCCCGGATTGACCTTTGAACTGAGTAAATACATCAGTTACTCTGCTCTGATCGAATTTATAAGAAAATTCAAGGTCAACTTGAAGTGATTTTCCATCTGCCGTTGGGGTCTTGAAACTTTCATCTTTTGGAGAATCACCCTTATCCTCAGATGTAAGATAAGACTGCTCGATTCCAACGGAATACAGTGAAGTTTTTACTGTTGGTGAAATCAAATGCCATCCCTGTGTAAGTACATTCTTAGAGATTCCTCCGTTCATTTTGTACTCTACCGCAATGTAACCAGCCGGAACTCTCACACTGCACTTTGCAACACATATAAGTCCTGCAATGATTACAACAGCTAATCCAATTCCACCTAAAAGTCCTTTTTTCATTTATTATCCTCCTCTTTTTGACTTTCGTCTTTATTTAACTCATCAATAGCATTTCTGCCAATGTGGTTCAATAATTTACCTAGTGGTTGAAATAATTTGTAAAGCAGGAACCATACTGCTGCCGCTCCACATATCACTAGAAATATAAATACTGGATTCATTCAATCACCTAACTTTCTGCAAATTTCAATAAAATCTGGCTTACTAAGTTCTTTCAGCTTGTCAGCATATTTTGGAAATTCATGTGTATATATCGGATGACCTAAAAGTTTTTCTGCATATTCATATGCAAGTCGGCGATCATCTCCTACAAGCATACAAATTCCTGTGTATGTTTCAACTACTACGGCTTCTTGTTTTGTCATACATATCCTTTCTTGATAAAATCATCTTCTTAATTCCGTAAAAATATTTTCAATTACTTTCCACTCTGCGAATACTGCCATTGTTAATAATGGTACTGCAGAAAATCCCCAATGATTTTCAATCATCATTTAAATTGTGGCTATCAAATAATCTGCTACCCATTTGGATATTATGAAATTCGCAATTATCCAACATATTTTTCTGATTTTGTTCATTTGCTCACCATCTTTCTTTTTGATTTCAAGTATTTTCTGTATTTGCGACTGTATTTACGAAGAATTAAATCAAGCATAATGCTATTTGTCTGTTCTACGTTTTCTGACATAGTTGTGAGATATGGATAATCTTCTCTATCATCTACTAATGTCTTGAAGATCAAGTCTAAAGCAAACTGAGCACTGACAGGTGGGTCGCACAGTTCAAAGTCTTTATCCTTGTACCACTCATCAATCTTATTTTGGAATCCATCAAAGGATATTTCTTCGTTCCATATCATACATTCACCTCAAATTCTTTTTTGCAATTACTACCCTTGCATTTCAACTTCAAGTGCTGAATCTTCGTGTTTGGGCTAATCAGAAGCGCTTTCTTCTGACAAAAAGGGCAACAGGCGTATTTCGTTCCATTGATATTTCGTATTAATGCCTGTCCATTCCACGGTTCGGGTGGATTCATGTATTCAGAAAAATCTATCCCTTCGGATTCTAATGCCGATTTAATGCTCATTTATTTACCTTTCTATTTCTTTTATGCTTTATTGGTCTTCCCTCTTTGGCTGCCCTTTTTATCATTCGCCGCACAACAGATTTAAAAACATTATCAAATTTCCGTTTCCCTTTTCTTCCAGCAATTTGTCTAAATTTTGGATTTTTATTCATTTTTAAGCAGTTATTTGGTATTTTCTTAAAACCAATTTTCATGGCTTCTTCAATGCTTATTTTTTCTTGATCCATTAATTTTCCTCCGCTTCGGAATCCCATGTATTTTACGGAAATTGTTCTGGTTTATTCGATTTGGGGCAACTAGTGTCCAAAATAGTTCATCACTTAATTTACATTCAAATTCAATACTTAACGGCTTGCCTATGCTACAAAGTGTACCGTCCTCATTTCTGTGAAGAATACCATCTTCGATAACAGTATCATCCGAAATTAAAATCTCTGGTATTTCTTCAATCACTCCACCATTACATGTAAAGAAATGCTTTAATTCTTCCTTTTCGCCCATATCAGCACATTCCTTTGTTTTTCCTTAAATTAGCGTATCGGTCAACTATAACATCTATTGTTGTATAAAGTTGATTGATTGTGATGCAGTCGGACTGGTGTCGTTCATCATACCATTTAGTAGTGGGTTTGGATTTTTCTTCAATAGGCATTCTGCTAATTAGCTCATCGCACCACATCTTTTTTGTTGCTATATCTAACTTCTCTTTTAAATCAAGAATTTCATGCTGTTTCTTCTCGCATTCTTCAGACAACCGAACAACCTCTTCTTTAAGCTGATCTACTGTCCAGTTTGCCATATCCTCAAATTTCATATTTACCACCTCTGTCTTCGAAAATTGTTTCTTCCAAGCATAAATTTTTCAGCTTAAAAATTATCCTCTACATCAATATGTGTTTCACGGTCTTGCAACTCATATCCGTTTGGGGTTAATTCAAGTTTTGCAGTATATTCAGCGCCGCAATTGGTGCATTGCCATGTCACATTTAAAAAGAGTCCTTTTTCTATAAAAGGGTTCGTGAAATCGGCATTTTCACATTTCAATATTCCACCGCAAACAGGGCAATTGCGTTTATCAAGTAAATCTAGCATTCAAATTCCCTCTTCTCCCTATGCTTCATCTGGCATTCAATCATCTTTGCTATGTTTTCACGTTCCTGTTTTATTCCATGTCCCTGGCGAAACAACTCACATTCAAGAATATTTCCGCAGTGTGAGCATTCGTCTTTTATTTCTTTTCCACCTACTTCAATCATTTTCATCACCGCAATAAATCAAAAGATAATTCGCCAACTTTCTGAGATCGTTATTCCCATATAAGCGGATTCCTTCTTTTAATCCTCTGTCAATCAACCAGTCTGCTAATTTTAAAGGCTCTTTGGGAGGTTCCCCATCCTTTTGGGATTCCGCTTCTGCATTGGACTGAATAGTAAGCCCATACCATAAATGACGATGCCAATATTCCAATGCTTCTTGACTACATCTTTTTTCTAACTCCGAAAATACTTTTTTGTAGTCAGATAAATCTTTTTGTGTTTTCATTACTTCTTGTTCTGTCATTTTCTACGCCCTCCCAATATTCACAACAGCATTCTGGTTCCGTAAAGTCTGCACAATATTTACTATCACCATTGAAGCAAACCCATGTGAAGTCATCATGTTTTCTACAATTCTTACAACATTTTTCTTTCATAAATTACCTCGATTTAGAAAAATCCAGTGTGCCGACTTGAACAGCATAAATCTCCCAACGAGAAACACTGGAACTTTAGGGGGAAAATGCAAATTCTGGCAATGGCAATTTGCCAGATAGAAACAACAGGAATCGAACCTGTGTCACATGATATTGAGTATCATTGCTCTACCACTGAGCTATGTTTCATATCACCGCCTGTCACGGTCAGTTTAGAAACTGAGTTGATTTTCACCCTTTATTTATTCCACTTTGATACAATCATATCTTTCTGAATTAATTACATTTTCCATAGCTTCAATCGGATTGTATCCAAGATTCTGTAAGATTTGTTTGAAAACTGTTACAGATTGACCACTTGCAAGTTGAACGCCTTTTCTTTTTGAATCCGCATGAAATACGTCATGTCTTCTTTTAACATTCCAGAAAATAATGTTTGGAATAACGTATCCGGCTTTATGGAACTTGTTTGCCATTTTATCATAAAACGACCAATCTCGATTTCCACAATAATCAATTTCCATATCAGAAATTACGACAATAGCTTTCGGCATTTCTTCCTGTGAAATATTATTTTTTTCTGCTATATCAAGCACCTTTTCAAATGCAGCTTTAAGGTCTGTACTATTGCCCCAATCAGCCCTTTTAGCATTATTGATTTTCTGTGAAAGGGTTTCACCCTTTAAAACAACTGTTTCTGGATTGCTCGAAAATGTCATAAATAAATTGTGGTATGCCCCAACATTTCTTTCGGCAAAGTATATTGCCAATCCGATTGATGTTGCCATTGGTCTTCCATACATTGAACCGGATACATCAGCCATAATCAAAGCGTTTGTTCCCTGTTCCATGTAATTTGGGAGTGCTTTCCATTGTGCTTCAAGAACTTTATTGTTTTCTCGTCCGTAAAGGATTTTTTCCACGATGTCATAAGGATACAAAGTTGAAGCGTTGATTTTAACTTCTCCTTTATCAGCCTTATTAATAAAATCATTAAATCCATCTGGATCATGTTTTGCAAAGGCCTTGCGATAAATCATCATTGCACGGCTCGGAACTTCTGGATATTTAATCTCATTCCATTTACCGGCAGACATAAGGCTTTCAACAACACCGATCTGTTTTCTCATGCTACGAACAATTCTCTTAAAGTTGTAGACTGGATAACCCAACTTCTGTGCAGTCAGAATTCCTAACTTTCTAGTTTCTGTGCTACTTGCATCGGCGGTCTTAATCCATTTAGCAAGTAAAGAAATCGCTTTTCCATCATTGAGATTTTTCAAATCTTCCTCAAATTGTTTCTTCATAGATTTCCACATGTCATCTTCAAGTGGTGTTCCAATCAGTTCATAGAGGTCATCATATCTTCCGAACACTCCAATTAAATCGAGGTTTGGTCTAAGTGCTTCTGGGTGATGTTCAGCCATGTAACGGATAATGGTTCGAAAAGTTTTTCTCTCTCCAAGCCCACAACGAATATCTCTTGCATAAAAAGCAATCTTTGTGGCAAAGAGTTTATCCTGTGCAAATGCTTCTGAGAATAAAGTTGTGATTCTATTTTCATCAGCTTCTCTCAATGCACCAATAGTTCCGATCAGGTCAAGTCTTGCATCGCTTGTAGTATTCAGTGCAACTGCTCCGTTTTCGGTTCTTGTAAATTTGTTTTCTTGTTTCATTGCATTTGCAAAATCCATGTTTCTTCTCCTTTCAGGACACGAAAAATATAAAATATACGAATTAGATTTTATTTAAGTGAGTTGCTGTAAGTGTCCCCTAAATTTCATGATGCTTTTTGGTTTCATAATTAACAGTTATGTCCAAAATGATTGCTGTAAGCATCACATAATTGCCCCGACAGGATTTGAACCTATAAAATTATTTGCAGTGAAGAACACAAACATGTTCTAATCGGTTTTCCGTAACCGATAACCGGGGCAGTGACGAGGGATGGATTCGAACCACCAACCTATGCCTTGTAATGGAGTAAATTGCTGTTATAGTCACAAACATGACTAATATTCTCATCGTTCTGTCCAATTGAGCTACCTCGTCAAAAAACCAACAATAGCTATGCTAAAGTCATATTTCCTATCTACACTTGGTAGATGGAATAGCAGGAGACGGATTCGAACCGCCGTTTTCATGGATATGAGCCATGCGAGATTCCGCTTCTCTATCCTGCCGGAACCCGGAAGAACCGGGTTAGCAATAGGTTTATCGTGTTATGCTTTCCACTATCTACAAGTTTTAGTGCTGTAGATTCACTGGATATTTTTATGCGTCTTTGGACGGTATCTCTTGAAAACTCCTTTTATTAACGTGCGCTGCGTTAATATTTTTAACTCAGAGATATACCAGCCGGGAAATCAGATCCATTTAGGCTACGCCGTATCGCACATAAATTTACCTAATCCACACGCTCAACTGGAAGTTTTTTCCACCCATATTACGGATGAATGGCATTTAGAAGAAGTGGAAACTCTGGGATTCGAACCCAGGACTTACGGCTTATGAGGTCGTTGCTCTTACCGCTGAACTAAGCTTCCTAAGATACCGAATTATTTGACCGCCATGACAAACAATCCGGCACTGTTGCAGTTCTTGACCGCCAGCTGCAACAAAGGTTTTCTGAAACACTTTTAGATTTCAGAAGGTCTTCCGGGACATTTGAATCCCCTTTAATCAGCCCCGTTGGGTTAGAAGACCGGAGTGAAAGTTGTATAAAAAAAGAAAATATTGCAATATTTATCATATTGCAAACGGGGCTAGTCGGATTCGAACCGACAAATATAGGAACCAAAATCCTATGCCTTACCCTTTGGCGATAGCCCATCAACCCCGGCGCACCATTAAGACCGGGGAAGTCGTGATATTAAGCTAAACAAGTATATAAATTTTCCGCTCTTACCGATTACTCTTTTCCAGGATGGAAATTTTCTTTTCCAAATATTTAATAATTCCTGGCGTATTCATCAATAAGAGCTTTCGCTACTCTGGATGCCTCGACTTATCGCTTTCATAGGCTTTCCCGAGCCTACATGGATTAAGTCGAAGCGGCGCTTTTATGAATTTAACCCTCTCGATTAACTCAATCGGGATAATTCCAATTGGAATCGGTAAATACATTTGTCGCCTCGTGCAAATTAAGAAAATATTCAGTGCAAAACATATTTCTAAACAAATACAGAATAAAATCTGTATTACGCTTGTCTTTCCTTCTTCGTCCAGTATTGCTAAAGTACCGGCTAGAACCAGAACGAAAAATGCAAGATTTACAGCTGTTCCAATTACATTAAGTGCATTCATTTTCTTTTTCCTCCCCAATTAAGAAGTCCAGAATTTTTTCTGCAATTTCTTCCTCTGGCTCAAATGGCATTCCGCAGTAATTGTAGGATTCTAAAGCCGATTTTAGGCTTGCTTTGAATCCATTGTAAATTTCTCCGTGTTGTAGCAGTTCGTGCCTTAAAACTGAAATTGCATCAGTAATTGATTTAGAAGTGACACTGATTTGTGCCAAGCACTCCATCTCAATGTCTGGGACAGCCATCATTTCAAACTCAAATACTGGAACTTCTTCTACTGCGGTATGGAAATTTACTAATCTCATTCTCGGAACTTCTTTTCCATCAATAAAACATTTCGTTCCACGCCAATCATAGGGGTTGGGGTTTGTGATTTTTACGACACTCATCCTTCTTCCACCTCCCCGAAATATTTCTTGTAAAGGTCAATGTCTTTGTTTCCCAATAACATTTTTATATTTTCTTTGTCTTCAATTTGCAAAGAACCATAAACAATATGTTTCCACGTTGTTATTGTATTTTCTTCTTGGTTCTCTTCTCTAAAGCCATTGATAACTGTAAATGCTGAAAACCAATTTCCCTTTGCTGTTAAAAAATAAGTCTTTTCTGAATAACATGTATATCCGTAATGGTCGCAGTCAATATTATCGGAAAATATCTTTTCTGCATTTTCTGTGTTATAAAATTTCCCATCTGCACATATTCCACTCGAATGAACAACTATATTGTCTTTTCTTATGCGTTTGGTATCTGCATTCGGGAATTTCTTTTCGTATTCTTCTGGAACTGAAACGCCTTTTTTATTTTTTGAGAAAAATTTAAGCAGGTCTTTTCCTCCCGAAATATTCATCAACTGCCTGTCTTACAATATCCGATACGCTCCTATCCGTCCGGTTCTTCTCTTCCAGGAGCCTTTTTTTCTGTTTTTCGGAAAATCGGATGCGGATGGATTCGGATTGTGGGTTTGGTTTCATGAGCATTTACCTCAACTTACAATTTCAATTGGATATCCTAAGTATGCTTCCAACTCTGAAACAGTCAGTTTACGTGGCTTCTTTATTTCAACATAAGCACGCTGTATGATATTGTCTGTTGTCTTTGCGATTGCCTTTCCAGTATAACTTTCAAGTTCTTCGTTTGCATATACATTCAAATGTTCATATCCATATGCCCGGCACCATCTTGCAGCTGAATCAACAATTTTTCTTAGCTCTTCTTGCTCATCACCAAACAACTCCGAATATCTAACCGCCTTGTTGAAGTCGCTCGAACTTACTTCATAAGGGGCTACAACATGTTTATATGGACTTCCAATAAAATGAAAGTATCTATGCGATTCCATTGCTTTTTGGCCTTTTGGCAAGTTGAACCCTTGAGCTATTGCTTTTTTAAGCAACTGTTCTGATTCAACATTGTTTTCTGTAACAATGCATTTGTTTGTAAAATCAATCATCTTTATCCCCCTCTAAAAGTTTATATAGAGTGCTTCTTGAAACTCCCATAATCTCGGCAAATTGTACCTTTGTTATTTCCCCTTTTTGCCAGCTACGTTTAGTTTCGTTAAAAAGTTCCTTATCTATCTCTTTTTTGGCACGGCCTTTATATTTGCCTTGCGTCTTTGCTATTTCAATACCTTCTTTTTGACGCTGCCTAATGTTTTCTCTTTCTCTTTGCGCTACATATGAGAGAAGCTGCAAAACTATGTCTGCGATCAATGTTCCTGTCAAGTCTTTATTTTGCGTAGTATTAAGTAACGGCATATCCTGCACAATAATATCTGCTTCAATCTCTTTTGTGATTCTTCTCCATTCAGCAATAATCTCTTCGTAGTTTCTTCCAAGTCGGTCAATCGAATGGATTACCAGAATGTCACCTTTTTGAAGAGAAGCAATCATTTTCTGATACTCTGGACGATTGAAGTCTTTCCCGGATTTTTTATCCATATAAATTTTTTCAACACCATCTGTTTTCATTGCTTCAATTTGTCTCGCTTCGTTCTGATCTGCTGTTGAAACTCTTACATATCCTACTTTCATATATACACGCTCCTGTTTCTTTATAAAATAATTATACACTATAATGTGTGTGTTTTCAATAGCAAATCACACGTTTAAGTGAATTTTAATTGATTTTTATAACATTTGCGTTTATTATGTAAGTAGGAGGTGTTTATATGGTATCTCAAAAAATTAAGCAAATAATGAAAATGAAAAAAATTACAAATATTCAAGTTGCTGAACATCTAGGAACTTCACCACAAGCACTAGCTAACAAGTTTTCCAGAGAAACTCTTTCTGCTTATGAACTTATAGCCATTCTTGACTTTCTTGGTTGTCAAATCTCTGTTGAAGCATTTCCAGATATCATAGTAAAATTTAATAGCAATGATCTGAAAAGAGAGCCTTAATGGTTCTCTTTTTTTTACTTTCTAATCAATCCTTGCCCTTGCAGTAAAAGTCTAAATGTTTCTTTACCTTTCACAGTGATATATGTCTGAACATTCGAATATCCAAACGGTGTTGAGAAATCTTTCATCTGGAAAAGTCCAGCTTTCCTATACGGTTCATAGGGTTTAATAATATTGTGCCTATCGCGGTAAATATAACCGTTTTCCGTAAGCCACTTATTAAACGCTTTAGGTGGAATGTGAAATTCCTTTGCTGCATCTCGAAAAGTTGTAAGAAGTCTATTATCTATCAGACTGTCGAAATAATCAGCCTTTGGTTTCTGTTCCCTTACTTTGGCTTCAAGTTGTTGCTTTTCTTGCTGTTCCTCAATCCACCGTTTAGCACGTTCTATCGGGTCTTCAATTTGGTAGGAATCCTGTTTCTGAACCATCTCGTATTTTCCAGTTCTTCTGATAGAAGGAAGGACTTCCGCAGTAACCCAATGTTTAAACCTTTTCGCAGATTCAAGTTTGCTTGACAGAATAAGTGAGAATAAACCACTCTCATTTATTACAATCGTTTCTTGCACTCCACTATTTGATGGGAGGCTACATTTTAGGGCGTCCTCCTTGTCTACGTGGCTTGCAATAGCATTTCTCTCTTTTACATATCCTAAAGCCTTGGCTACATCAATTCCAACGAACCAAGGATTTCCATCTATCGTTACTGTCCTTACATTTCCAAATTCTGGATTGCTAAAAATCATCATATCATTCATTCGTTGTACCCGCCTTTCTTGGTATTGCCTTATTTTTAGTATGGCAGAGAAACAGTTAAGGCTTACTGCTTGTCGTGTTCGAATCACTATCCCTGCCATGTTAAGGAGAGCTTTTTTGTTTTTTCGGGCGGTTTTGGTGGTAACTACCGCTGACCGGAGGTTTATATATACCCCCTCCCGGTCATCCAGTACGGACGCTGGCAAGTCAGCCCACCGCCCCATGGGACCCGCTGCCCTTGCCTGGTCGCTGTTTATCGTAAGCCTGCGGCAGTGATCAAGGGAATGCTATGCAAAATCTATTGTAATATTGCACAAAAAACAGTGTTTTATAAAATGTCTTTTTAGGGTGTACCCTATTTGCACATTGCGTATTGCTAGATATAGAATCCGTTTTCTCGTAATCACAACATATAGTGTTTTTACTGTTATAGTTCCGGTTTTTCCATATCTGGAAGTTGTAAAGCGGCTTTGTGTTTTTCTGCAATCTGCTGGGCTGTCTGCTGTGGTACGCCGTACTGCTGCGCAACTTGCACTGGTGCAGTTTCTGCCATGCCATATGCAGCTTTTGCAACAAATATCAAATTCGCATTTGTTCCTGTTTGGTTATGCAGTCTATTAATTGCACAGTTTTTGCAAATATCAAACCATTTTTTAGCCGTGTCACCATGTGACGAGTTTGTTCTATACACTCCATTCATCCAGTCAGTAAACGTTGTACGATTAATCCCAACTAAAAAGCTAAATACTTCTAGGGTTGGTAATACATGATATTTACTGCATAATCTCACATAAGTATTAAACATTTTATCTAATAGCTCTATATTGTCATTACTTGGCTTTTGTATATGATCTGCAATATAAAAAATCATATCTACAAAGCTTTCTGATACTTCTTTCTTATAGTTTTCGTTATCTGGTGATATACATAATACAGTATTTATATATTCATCAGCATATATATTAATATTATCTAAATAGATATCTACGTCTTGTACATTTACTGTATTATCTTTCATGTTATCACCTCACTTTAACACGTTAATTCACAAATAAAAAAAGAGAATGTCACCAGGTAAAGCTTATTCCCGGAAGTTTTCCGGGTGTTCGGGTACATTCTCTAAAACTTAAAACTTAAATAAAATATTCTGTTTTCTTTGTTGCTGATACCTTAGCACAGTTTTTAATATCTTGTCAAATTTAATTTTGCATAAAATAAAACCATTTATTTTGTCAATAATTAATAAATTATAATTAGGGCATTGTATTATAATCTTTATTTATATTTATATCTTATATATTATTATACGGTACTGTATAGCATATCTTTTAATAAACTCTTGCCTTAGGAATCTATGGAGGGGTAAAAGATATATTATATATAATACATTTAGACATAATAAAAACCAGACCATTACCGGACTTTAATGCCTGGCTGATCTGGCTTGTTAACTGCTACTTTATTCTGTTCAGGTGCAAACGATTTCACAATAACCACCCCTCCATGAGTTCCCGCGACCATCGTTGATAATAACGTTACTGTAAGTTTTCCAGAAAGTCAAGCCAAAAATAAAAAAACATTTTTCTTGACAAAAATTAAAAACCTGTGCTATTAATATCTTAACAGCTTCGGCGGTGGGGCTGTTAACCCATCGATTGTCGTTACGCCGCCACAAATAAGCATATTAAAAGCCCCGGGATAATTTCCTAGGGCTTTATTTTTATTCTTCCTCTTCTTCTTCCTCTAACCATATTTGACACTGCTTGCCGTCCTCTTCGTAGCTGATAGCTTCACCAGCTTCCAGGCGTTCCCGCCAGTCCTCCGGGTAATTCTCCGGTCTGTAAATACAGTTTCCCGGAAGGAATTGATTTCCGCGCATTTCATTTACTTTCATATTTTTCCTCCTGATCTGCTCCCTATCTGGGGCTGTGCTTGTTTTCTTTAACTGTCTTTATTATACATTATTTATTAATGTATGTCAATATCTTTTCTTCAAAATCTTTTGTGGTTTCATCTGGCAGATATTCCAATAAATAACCAGGTTGGCATTCCAATATAGTACATATTTTATTTAGTGTATCTTGCGTGACAAGTCGATCATTGCGCAGCTGTTGCAGTTGGCTTTCTGTAAATATCTTATTTTTTCTTATTAAATAGGTTGTAATTCCCTTTTCTGCCATCATATCAATTATATTGCGTTTATATTTAATCATTCTAACATCACCTCGCAGTATTTTGTTTTTCTATTATAATAACATTTTTATGCATTATTTTTCAATGTACAATATGCACAAAAACTGTTTTCGGTATACTCTTTAATTTAGTGTATAATGTCAATAGACATACATTGCATTTTAGTGTATTATATAACCATCAACAGAGAACAAAAGAAACAAACAACCGGAACCGCCCGAACCACTCAAGCCAATGAGGACATAAGGAGCCGGCACCGATTAATTGAAAAATTCTAGTTCCTAGACAAAATAAAAAAGCCCGGTGATCTTCCAAACCAAGCCGGGCACCAAACTAAAAAGAAAGGCAACCCCATTATAACAGGGGCGAGGGTAAAAAACAATGAAGAAATACACACTTGAAACATTAAAGAAAGAGAATGAGCTTTTTGATAGCTATTACGGACTTGAAGAGTCAGACGTAAAAAAAGTAAACCGCATTATTGAAATGATTGAAGAAACGCGCTCAGTAAAAGCCATTCAAAAATATGACGTAGTAGAGTATACAAATGAATATGGTGAGTATTTTCCAAAAGCAACAGCAACAAAGAAAAGAGGAGAAAACATAGAGCTTTGTGAAAATGCTGGAATACATTTAAGTATTTACGATAACGAGTTGTGCGGAAGTGCTTCGGGTGGTGCGTTTAGCCATCATAATAAGTCTGAATTTACATATAAAGGCACGTCAAGCAATACTTTTTGGACTTGGGGAAATGCTGGGGCTTGTGCAAATGGTGGAATTTATTTTACTGCAACTGTTAATTTGTGGGAATGTAATGACAATAAAGAAATGTTTTCCACAAAAACACATGATAAATATCATTTGTCATATAGAAAAGCAGAAAATAACGGAGATTATCAATATTTTGCTTCTAAAGCTGGAATGAGTAGCTATGCATGGAGAACTAAAGAAGATATGCAAGCATGGTTGAGAACTAAAAGAGCAGTTGTGACCGAAAAAAATACATGGGGCGGTGCGGTTATCTGGACATATAAAGAAGTAATGCACCACGTTTCTAATACAGAGTATGACGCTTTAGAAGCGCCGGAAGATATTTTTTTAATGAACGGAAGCAAAAGACGTTGTAAGCGTGTCTATGATGATAAGAATTATATTTTGCATACTTATTTTGTGTGGTACTGGGAGGATGATACTTTAGATTTTTATGAAAAAACGTCATTGCAGAACAAGATTATTGATTCTTACGAGGTAGATTATTTTACAAATGAAGTAAATAAAATCGCGCTTGAAGAATTGAGAAACGGAACTATAAAGCCATTTGAAATCAATTTTAATTAGGCCGGCAAGCGTACCGGGGAGCATTTCCCCGGCGGCCTTTTAACAAAAATTCAAGGAGGATAAAAAAACATGATGAAAATTGACATGTGGTACAATGACAAAAAGGAGCAGGCAACCGGGCTTGATATCTGGTTTAATGATCTCGGATGTTTTTACTCTGGAAATATTACAATTTTTGATAAAATTGTCGGTGATTATTACGCCGACAGTGTGCAGGAAATTTGTGAAGCGTTTCCGCACCTGGAAGAAAAAATAAATGCTTGCTTGAACTAAATAAATCAATTTCGGGCGGGGCTTTCCCGCCTGTTTTTTCTAAATATTGGAGGGTTAATACATGAAATACCATTACATAGCAATTTCAACACGCACAAACAATAAAAACCTTGCTTCTGTTCTTCGGGTTTCTGAATCTGACAACCTTATTTTTTCCTTGCAAATCCCTGGAATTACTTCAGCAAATATTTGTAGCTCAAAAAAAGAAGCTGAAAACGTTGTTAACTTCTGGAACAAGTGTTACAAGAAAAATAAGACTTATGGAGGGCTTTAAAATGGTAACAATCAAGAAAGCCACGCAAGCGCAGACGATCACCGCCATAAAAAGCGGCGACTTCTCAAAAGTTGATACAATCAATAAAAAAACCGAAAAAGAAGTAATGGAAATATTCACGGCTATTTCTGGCGATGTTATTAAATTAGCTTATTGGGATATGTCCCCGGTAAAGCATCGGGATGGTAAAAAGTCTGTGATGCGATATGCGCTGCACAGATCAACAAAAAAAGAAGACTGTTTACAACTCTCCTGTATGGAGCTTATCGGCGGCGAGATCATCCCCACAAGCGACAGACAATTCAATATTAAAGATGATTACGACCGTCGGGAATTTTTCCGCAGTCTTCCGAGCGTTACAAAAATGACTTTAAAATAATAAGGGGCTTAAGATTCCCGGCAAGTTTTTGTACTGTTTATTTTTGGCTTAGCGTATGATATAATAACATAAAATGGGGGTAATACATATGATAATGTTAAAAATGGAAAAATGGGAAAGCGTTGTAAATGAAACTATTAAGCATTTTTTTGATAATTATAAAGTATTTGATGATAATAACAAAGCTTTAGAAAACAAAAGCCTGTATCAATATATTAATAATATTTGTGAAGAAAGCCCGGAAATAGAAATTCTGCACTTTTTATTTACTGGTGAAAGTGAATATATCCAATTTACTGGAAAGTACAATATTTCTTTGTACGATGAATTTTCACAAGAACTTGAAAACAAATTGATTGATGAATTTTATTCCCTTAATCAAGGGCAATTCTGTGACGATCTCGAAAATTTTACAGATTATTTTTTGAGTGAACACACAATTTTATTGAAAACATATATTTATGATATTCTTGATGGTTTTACAGCTGAAAAGTTGAAAAGCCTTATTTTCAAATAGTTTTCACCGCTTCCCGGTATCCAGTCCGGCGGCACGTTCACGGCGTGCAAGCGGTTTTTTGGCATTCTGCCAGATGCACCTTGCAAAGTTAATATAATAAGTCAATCAATTAACGCGCTATTTTATCCGTAAATCGTTTTTTATGCTGTTAATGGTGATTTATGCCGCGTTTGCATTATAAGCCGTTTATGAGCCTTTAAAACGCTTTATAGTGTGTTGCATGGTTTATTGACTGTCTGCGTCTATGGGTGTATGATAGTTTTGTATAGCTGTATGCAGCTATGCTTTATTTGCGTACCTTGTCAATGGGCGCATTATATCGGCTCTGCGGTGATCTATCTTAGTTGTCCGGGCTATATAACAATTAGGACTATACAACTATATTTTGATATGCTTGTATAACGCTGTATTTGCCTTTTTAAGGCGTTTTATAATCGTAGTCAATAAAGTATAGGCTAAATACGTTACAAGCCATTTAAGGCTTATTTTGCAAGAGTATTATTGCATTTTAACGCTGTGTTATATGTTGCTTGTTGCTATTGCCTATTATCTGTTGTCGGTTGGTTCTGGTCTGCCAGGGCTACGGCTGACGGTCGGCTTTGCTGGTGTTCAATCGTTCCCGGCAAATTCCAGGTTTCATCGGTTCGGCGTGGTATCGGCTCCCGGTGCTGTCCCTGGTTGGTTTGTGCCGGCGGAAAAGTCGCAATTGCTCAAGGTTTCAATAGTTGCAACTAACTTGTGGATGATTCCTAAATTTTAACATCATTCTGGCAGCCAAAAATCAAGGAAATCCAGAAAAAAAGTGGCAACCAGAAAAATTCTCACATTTTCTAGTTACCACTTAAATTTTAATTTTGCACAAATATTTCTATAGCGTAAAGTTCTGAATGATTCAAAATTCACAATTTATTTAACTCTTCTTTCTTCCGTGTTCCGTATCTTCTGTGTGATGATTTCTCTAAACGTTCCGTCCTCTTCATTTGGGACTTTGAAAGTTTCTTCTTTCTCTGGTAATTATCAGTCGTTGTTCCCATTCACGCCCTCCTTGTTAATCTTCTGATTCCTGGTTTCAAAGTTTATAATTTCTGTGTCTGTTTCCAGTTCTTCCGGGATTCTTCCAATAATGATAACTCGAAGCGGTTTCAATCTCCGTTCCATCTCCTTGAAACCAATGCAAAATTCCAACCGTGCTGCCTTGCTCTTTACTCTTCCATTGGTGCAACAGGCAACTGTGCTTCCCTCTGGTAGCCCATCAAAGCACCATTCCCAACAGTATTCCGGTAATATGCTTACGTTCGGAATTACTGAAATATCATTCAAGATCATATAATGTGCCAACGCATGATTGCGATATTTGTTCCACAGGCACATTACCAGTGGCATTCCATTCTTGCCAACTGATATGCTGAAATCCGGCATAATGACTGCATGAAAACATTTTAAATGCTTAATATACTTGTCTGGCTGATTCCATAATCTTTGAAACTGTACATCATCCACGTAGAAGTTTACATCCAGTTCCCGGTGGTTCTTAATCTTCCGGCTAAAGCTCTCCGCAAAATCTACAGTATTTTTCCCTGGATGGATAAAAGTCTTTGGAATTTTAGGGATTCCGTACTGTCCAACAAGCTCTGCATCCGTGATTAAAAACTCTTTCATTACGTCATAAGCTGTATGTATCATTGATTCCACTCCCATTTTTTTCTCTTATAGTGCTAAAAGGTACTTATATTTGAAAAATACCATATCTTGTGTCTTAATGCAAGTTTTCCTACTAAATATCTTGTGTTGTTCTGGATGTAGAGTTAAAATCATATCGTCAGAACGGCGCAAGGGAAACCCCCATTTTTCAATGCTTCCAGACCTTAATTGAAATGTTAGTGTTGCACATGTAGCCGCCAACGGTTCCACGGTAATTTTTTCAAAAAGTTCATTGACAATCTGCCTGTTAATGTCTTTTGGATTAACGCCCTTAAACTTTTCTAACTGTTCTTTAATAGCACTTAATTGTATTTCTACTGGCTCTGGACTTTTGGTATTTTGGATTTCTAGAATATGGCTCTCAATCTGCTTTATCTGCTTCACGTATTCTTTATTTCTTGAAATAAATTCATCATCAGATATTTTTCCATCCAGATTATATTCCAGTATTTTTTCACGTTTTTGTTTTAACAGATCAATCTGTTTTTCAAGTCGTGAAATTTCGTTTTTATTGTCTGGAATGTTTTTGATCGAGGACTGCAAAATTTCAAAATATTCCTCCAAAATGCTATCAATGTTTTCAGAAGATTTATTTATCAATTCTGCAATTATTTCTTTCAGTTCTGATTCTGCCAGTCCAAATGAATCACATGAAGCTGCTCCATTTTTTATTTTATAGCTGCATACCCATCGAACATCTTCTTTTCCTCTGATGTAATGTTGCTTCATCCAGTATGGCGCTCCGTCATTTGCGCAGAAAAGTTTTCCGGTGAAAATATTTTCATTCTTAAAAGACGTTCTTCTCGATTTTATAGCTTCTCCTCGTTCTCTTAAATATGCATTTGCCTTTTCCCAAGTGGCCTCGTCAATGATCTGCGGCACTCTGGAGCCATCATCTTTAAACATTACCCATTCTGACTGCGGAAGAAATTCTTGTTTCTTAGTAAACATATCAATGACTTTAACTTTTCCTCCACAATAGTAACCTTTGTATTTGGGATTCCGAATAATATTTTTTATTACATCCCGGTTGATTTTTCCACCTTTTAGACTTCTGTATCCCATGTCCCAGAGTTTCTTTTCGATTCTTGGCGTAGATATTCCGGAAGCGTAATCTTGAAAAATCATTCGAACCATGTCCGCTTCTTCTGGAACCAGTTCGAGTTTTCCTTGATTGTTTGAGTATCCATACATTCTGTGCCCGAGAACAACACCATTTTTGATTGACTGTGCGTGTCCAAATTTTACTCTTGAAGAAAGTTTGCGGATTTCGTCCTGTGCAACTCCGGCCATAATAGTAAGTCTGAACTCACTATCATCATCAATAGTGTTAATTCCATCATTTTGGAACCACACGCATACGCCGTAAGATAACAATTCCCTGGTATATTGGATGCTGTCAAGAGTATTTCGTGCAAATCTTGAAATTTCTTTCGTAATAATCATGTCAATTTTTCCGAGCTTTGCATCTCTGAGCATTTTTTGAAATTCTTCTCTTTTATCCGCATGTATTCCAGAAATACCATCATCAATGTAAGAACCAGCAAACTTCCATCTGTTGTTAGAATGTATCAGCTCTTCAAAATGTTCCTCCTGGTGCTTAATGGATGCTTGCTGTTCAACTTTTTCAGTAGAAACCCTGGCATAATAAGCAACATTTAGTTCAATGTCGTAAATAGAGCAATTTCTTAATTTTTCTCTGACATAATAAATATTCATAGTGCATTTCTCCCTTAATAAACAGGGAGTGGAATCATATAAAGTATAACACCTCATATAAATCCACTCAATACATTGTCGTTACTTTCTAATGCTGATTTCAGCTTTAATTTTATCTCTTGTTTTCTCGTCTATCAGACCGAGCGAGAACATTCTTTCATTTATGGCATACAATATAGCTTTTTCCATTAATTGTCCCTCCATATAATTGTCTCGTTTTAAACGCTGTTTTTCTTTATCTTTTGTATGCCCTATAATTTCTACCGTTATTCTGTTTTAAATGATTTTCTGTGAATTTAAATGCACAATTATCATATTTCACAACAAATCAAAGATATTTATCTGTCCATCAATCTGAGATTCTTCCAGGTTGTAAAATTTGCAAGCTATATAATCTGGGTTCCAAGCAATTTCCGGCTCATATAGCAAGCACTTCGGATGCTTACCACCACGGAAGAATATGCAATCGGAACAGATATGCTGATAAGCTGTACCACAAGATCGCTTATACATTTCGCTTATCTTCCTCATAGAATCACTCGCCTTACTCTTGATTTTCCTCTCACTTTCTTCTTGAAGATACCATTTTTAACACAATCCCTCGGATCACATCCTCTGCTATGCTCTTCAATTAAGATATAATCACAAGTTGCACTTGCGCTCCATGCATTTTCAGTTCTGCTGTAATAGTCACATTTCGAACATTGTCTACGCTTTAAATTTGCTATTTCAGCCCCTTTTAATTCTCTCCATGGTTTTCTATCTGGCATTTTTCCACACCTCCCAATCTGGCAGAATCTATAATTTTTAAAAGGTCTGGGCTTAGTTTTCTTCGTTCTTGTTCTCTCTGTACTTCTGCCCGGTAAGTCCTTTGGAAATTAGACTGAACTACACTCCACCATGTACCATCCACATTTTCAGATACCGCCCATTCTCTAAGCTGTGCCGGGCTTGATACTGCTTTCTGGATAATTTTTGGGAGCCTATCAAACTCCGTTTCGGCATTATATGTAGAATTTTGAATGGCCTTGCATACCTTTTCCCATGCTTCCGTTTCATTCAACTCTTCTTTTTGTGGCTGAAGGCTCTGCGCGCATTGCCGTAATGCAGCTATTGTAGGTTCTTTCCATTCAGTCTGCATATATTTCTTTAAGCCAAAACTTAAAAGCTTGTAATCTATGTCTTTCAAAAGTCCATACCATGTATCAAAAGCATTCTGATCTGGCAGAAATGATGGGGAAGTGTACACAGCTTTCATTGCTTTTACCAGTACCGCCCATTCTTCTCTTGTCATACCCAATTATCCACCTCGCTTACCCTGTTTTGGATTTTCTCCATGTAGCTTTGCGGTTTACTTCCGGCTTTATCAAGATAGTTCCCTTCAAATACCTTTGCAAAGTTACCGGGCTTTAAGAACCAATCGAAAGTTATCATCCAACCTTCTTTGTTCTGCCCTTGTAAAAAACTACTATGGCGAATGTTTTCAATAGCTTCTAAGATATCGTCCATATGGTTCTGACGGATTCTGGCTTTCACTGCCTGTTCTCGTTTTGGTGTCATTCTTTTTACAGGAGTAATGCCGAATTCTTCCAGAGTATTCCATTCATCAATGATTCGTTGGACGTCAGTCTGACGAATAGTATCTTTAGATACTATTAAATCATTTATATCTTTTTCTTTATCTTTATCTAATTCTGTATCTAAATCTAATTCTAAATCTTTATCTAAACCTATATCTTTATCTGAGTGCGTCTTTTGTTCGTCTATTTTGCGTCTTTTCTGCGTCTGCCTGTTTGAACGCTCTATTAGTTTGGTATCATCAATAGAATTTCCATTTGTCAATGAGTAACTTCCATTGTCTTTCAAAAGCAGTTTCTTTTTTTCATCAGTGTATGAAGTTTCTATATATCTGTCTCTGGACAGGGTGTTGTGCATTCTCCAATGTTTAATAACGATCACGCCATCATCAAACAAGATAACAAATCTCTTGGCAATTAGAAGCTTCAAATCATCATCATTTGCACCTATTATTTTTTCGATCCTCTTTGGGTTTCCAATAAATCCATCATCGTCCGCTCTCATGTTTAGATGAAAATAAAGACATTGTGTTGATAACGGCATATCAAGGAAAGCATCTGTATCAACAATTTTCATTGTGAACATTCTTTTATTTGCCAATTTTGAAATTCCTTTCTCCAATTCCTGGCTTTTTCAAAAGTGTTTATTTTAATTCAACTTCAATTCCATTAATTTTCAGCTCTCCATTTACCGGAATCACAAGAGATGGAACGCCGTTTATTTCTTTCAATTCAATCAGAGCAATTTTATCCGGCTGAATGCAGATTGTTGCATCTGGTGTTACAATTTTTGCAGTTTTTGAATTATGGATATTGTCAAGAGCAACAGGCTCATTACTGAAATACATTTCCCAGTTTTCTTTAAAATCCGATAATTTCTCTCCTGGAATTCCGCAATATCCAAAAATCTGTTCCATTTCATCACATGATACAGTTATCATCTCCGGGCTGTCTTTCTTCTGTTCTCTTACTTCCTGTAATGATTCAACCAGACTTTCCGTGAAATTGAATGTTGTATTTTCTTCGAAATTGTCCATGATAAAATCTGAAAAGACATTGATCTCATTCCCGGGTATACGCGGAATTGGTGTGCCAAGAACATTTTCGATAAAGTCCATATGAATATTCTTTATGTTTTTGTTGAAATACAAGGTTCCATGAATATCAGTGCTTCTGTCATTGAATACAGGGAATAAGAATCCTGTTTCTGGTCTTGAGACTACCCAATCACGAATACGATCTTTGATGTTATTTTCAGCTACATCATAGCTAAGCCCAGCCTTTGAAAGATTCACCGGGCAAATGCTGCACAGAATGTGTTCATAAATTTCTTCTGATGCATCGTGCATTTCGGCTTCATCAGAAGCTTTTCCGGGAATGTCATATACTGCATGAATGAGAACTATGTAGTAATTTTCGTTATAATCGTAATTTTCAATCACTTTGTCGTAGAACTCGTCCAAAAGTTCATCATCTTTAAGCTTACTTGCTCTGAGTCGCATAAGAAATTTCTGTGTTCCACCCTCTTTTTCCTGTGATAATGGAAAATCAAGGTTCATAAGATTTTTTCCAAGTCTGCCAGACATGGTTTTCTTGAAAATGTCAAAATACTTAAACATTTCTTCCTCTGGAAGAGACAGGAACGCTTCTTTAATTTTGGTTTTCTTGTTCTTTTCTGCGTCTACATAACAACCACAAATGCGTGTGATTGCACAATTGGCCGGTGTAAACTGCTTCTTAATCTCTGCGATTTCTTTCTTATTCATGATTAATCCTCCGCTCCAAATATTTTTCTTAAATTGTTCTGGTAATTCTTCACTGTTTGTTCGATAGTGTTATAAGTTGGTCTTAATCTGCATCTTTCTTTGTAACCATCGCATCTTGTTCCAAAAAGAATGGCATTTCGACATATTCCATCTTGACTAGCGCAACATTTATTCATTCTTTTCCATCCTTTCTACTTCTCTCGCCTGTTTCTTCTCAATCCACTTATTAATTTTCTCATCGGATATCATGTACATTTGCTTTAGCATTTCGATGCAGATCAACACATCTGCAATTTCTTCTATCATGTTATCACGGTTGATTTTTCCGCGCTTTGCCTTGCTAATTGCCTGGATAAGTTCGGCGCATTCTTCCATGCAGACCGTGCTTTGATTGTTTTTGCCGTAATGCAAAATACTTTCTGCGATAACACCTTTATTAATCTTTATCCCTGTGATTAATCCGGAAAGAGCCTTTGCTCCAGAATCACACGCCCATGCTTCTTTGAGATAGTTCTTCTGCCATTCATCTTTGATTTCTGAATTTCCCAAGAAACATAAATGTTGATCTCTCATATCGGATAATATGTCTTTTGCTTCTTTAGCGTCCATTTTTTTCACCTTTCATCACCATAATTTTCCACAAATAATACATCTGTACACCCATCCTCTTCTGTGGTGATGGTATTTAATCCATTGATGTCTGTGCAATAATATTATTCCTCCCTTACCATCTTCAATTTAATTCCAGGAACACTAGGATAGCTAATTCCAAATTCTTCTTTTCCATCCATCTGATTTAAGAACCATTCAAACACGGCACCTATTGCCATATCGGTTACGTCTTTTCTCTCACCTACCCATAAACCTTTTTCTTCGTTTACATTTCCATAGTAAATGATATTTGTAACAGGGGTAACACCCATTGTTTTGATAGTTTTACTTGCCATTCTTCATCCCCTCCAATTCCACTTATACGATATTTTTCTCATCCAATGCTGCTTTTTCAACAGCTTTCAGATAATCAATTTGTTGCTGAATGTAATGATCGGTTTCTTTCCCGCCGGATGCAAGCCAATCAGAGATTCTACTTTTTACATCCTGTAAAACCGATACAGGAATCAGTCTAGTATTAGTGGTATTCAGTACTTTAATCATTAGCTTTCATCTCCTCCAACTTCTTCTCTATTGGATTAAAAATATTTTTATCCTCGTTTTGTTTTATACTTTGCGTATTTTGATTCTCCAATACAGCCTTTGTATAATTTTCGCAAAGCAGAGCCAAGACCATTCTCCATGTCTTCGTCCACTTGTTCTGCTGTATCAGAAGCATTGCCTAAAATATCAGTTGCTTCAAACACATAGTCTCTTACCATGTTTAATTCTCTATCCGTAAAATAAATGTTTCTTCCCATTTTGCGCCTCCTGTAATCTCATCAATACAAGCATTCCAACCAACCGCAATAATATCTTTTTGTGATTCTACATTGTCAATTGGAACGATATACTCTTTTTTCTCCGGCAGTGGCTTCAATGGACACCAATCAGGTCTTGATTTGCTTTCACAATCATAATGTTCTTCTGTCATCAGAATTACATCATAATCTAAACAGTCAGCTAATTCACACAAGCCCTCATGTTCAAGATCACCACAGTATGCAGTTCCGAACGGGCAATCATAGCAATTCTCTGGTGTATCAATTACTAATACTGATTTACTCATCTGATTCCTCCTGTAATAACTCTTTATTGTCGAAAATATTTCCAATAACCTCTCCATGATTACAAGTAGCTTCATCAATCCATAAGTATTGCAAACCTAACTTCTCTGTATTGTGAAGTCGTACAAATGACGCATGGGTTTCGTTATATTCGATTAAATCTCTTTGGGCTACCATTGTTTCATCTGTGTATTGAAATATATCATTCTCCCAAATCTTATTACCGTTCTTGTCGCAAAGTCCTGTGAACTGGCAGAGGGTTTCTATATCAATTATATTGGTATATACTGTAAACCGATCTGAATCTTTCCGATAAAAAATAATGTCCTTTCCACCTATGTGATATTGATCTCTTATGTAATATCCCTCAACCCATTCGCCATCATAAACACTCTTTGCCTTGAAAAGAATTTCCCTCATTCAACTCCACCACCTTTCACGATTTCTATCGCCCTGCTCAACCCAGCATTGTATCCTTGATGTACATCAGATAAGATACATTCCGATTCAATGAATTTATCTCTTTTCAACTCACCAACAACCTTGTCCACATCAAAAGCTGTCGGCTGCTCGTCCACAATATGTATATATCTGTCTATAATCTTCTGTATTGGTTCTCCTAAGATATTTTGAAGCAGTATGTCTTTTTTTAGTTTATCTGCGTCAATTAACTGCATTCCTTAATCCTCCTTATACGGTTCTGGAAGTGGTCGCCATGCCGTAATATCAATCCAATCATAATTGCTATCAAGATAATATCCGTCACAATCAATGAAGCACGTATCTTGCCATGTTGTTTCTCCGTTAGTAACCAATATTTCTTGTCCGTCATCTGGCATTTTGCAGTCAAGCATATATTGTATGTCTTTTGAAAGGAATTCTTCTGCACGTTCTTTTTCTGATATCTGATGATATTTTACTGGAATCCACCCTTTTTCTTTCTCGTCCTGTTCCAGATCGTCCAGAAGACTATTTACGATATCCAGCGCACTCCCTGGAAGCCCATGCTTATACTGTGATTTCTTTTCTATCTCAGCTTTGTATTGTTCTAATCTGGTTCGTACTCTGCTCATACAACCACCTCTTCAAAATGCTCATTTAGTTTTTCTTGTGATATCTCAATCCATCTGTTAACATTTACTCCGTCAAGATGGATTTCTCCATCAATAATTTTTTCATTTCCTACTTCGTAAACTTCGCCAACCTCAATTTCCATGTATCCGTCAACGTAAAATCCATCACCATCGTATGTATCTAACGTGAACGCTTTCACGCATTTATACTTCATGCTTCCACCTCCGAATCTTTTGGCATCTGAAACAGAATTGATTTTCTTATCTCATTTCCATAGCCTTTTAATACAGCAATTCCATGCGCCACGCTTTCTTTTGTATCATAGCTTCCTGTATATGCTGATCCCGCCAGCCCGTTGCCAACAATTTCGCCAGATTTGTATTCCATGTATGCATCCTGAATCATATCCAGTACTTTCATGGCTTTTTCTTTGGTGGAATATTTTCCTAAAATAAAATATCCTTCACTTCTCTGTGCATCCTGCAAACTCCAACATATAACATTCAATGAATCTGGGAGTTTTAGATTAACTACAATGTTTTCAAACTTTACCAGTGCTGTTTTATCCTGACTTCTGATTAACATTTTGTGTCCTCCTTGTCTTTCTCACAGAATCCTCTGTGTTCATGCACTGAATACTCGATTCCACGACTCCATTCCATGTATGTGAGTTTTTCTCCTGTCAATTCGCATTTGTGTTTTCTTGCGTTCAGATACTTACAGGTTCCGTCACAGTAGCTCATTTTTTTGTCCTTCTTAATGTCTATCAAATTCAATGTTGTTGTCTGAATAGAATTTGTAAGCATCCTCTCTGATTTTCTTAACTTTACTCATGATAATTTCTTTCGCTTTACTGACAGCTTCGTCAAAATCTTCTGTTTTAAGATCGTAGTTGTCAATGTTCAGTGTGCTGCTACTAAGAAACAGCGAATCTCCACAGCCAACATATTTGTGAATAACGATTCCCAGAGAATTGCTTTTTAAAGAGAAAATACTTCCGGTTTTTGGCTCTTCGTTATACTTAGCGTTACTTTTGAATTTCATTTTGTGTCCTCCTTATTCGATAAAATTTGTTCCGCACTGGCAATGATAACTAATGTGTCCGTTATACTTACTTACATTTGCCATTACCTTTCTACCGCATGAAAAACACGTTACCTCTTTTGTCAGCGGCTTTTCGTATTCTTCTACTTCTTTATCTTGAATAAACCTCTGACCGCACCAGTGGCACTGCTTAGTGCTGTACGGCATCTCTCCACAAATAGGACATTCTGGAATTATTCCGTAACCATCATTTATGATTGGGAGTTTTATCGGCTCTCGCTTTGAATAGATATTCCAGAGTTCTTTTCTGCGGTTTTCTCCGTCTTTCTCTATTAAAGCCTTGTACTTCTCTTCCTCTTCTTTGTCCCAGTAAATGACACAGGCTTTGTCTTCTGGTGAAATGTCTTTGGTGTACGGCTGTGTCGTGCAATGATAGCCTGTTTCGCCCTTCCTTTTTCTTGACTGACATCTCACACAGCCACCGCATTTTTTATCCAAAAATTCTTCTGGATAAATGCTTGTGCTGGAACGTCTTTCTCTTACTGGCATTCCGTCGTTGAATTTAATTTCACTCATTATTTACCCTCCTTTTTCAACATCGGAAATAGCCATCCGGTCTTTTCGTTCAATGCAATCCAATAAAAATTTAGCTCTGATAATTGATACTCTTTATTGCATCTTTCACAGGTGAATCCTTTCGTTTTACTGTATTGCCCTATAATTCCACCGCATCCACATCTACAGTGTTTATAATCTATTTCCATCCTCACTTACACTCCGAACCTTCTAACCAATTCTTTATTCAAATCTGGAATCCGTACATCTGTTTCAGATTCCAACTCTTCAACCATGCTCATAAAACTTCTTTCTCCACGGTTTGCTTGCCCTACAAACTCATTTGCACAATTAATTACGTCCAAAAGTCTTTTAGTGGAAAAGCCATGCAGCTTTCTTAATGCCAACATCATAGTTACGGAATTGATTGTATTCGCCCAGTCATCACCAGTGCTGAATCCATCGTTGTAAGCTTGATCTTGCATGATTTCCAACTCTTTACGTGAATTCTGCATGGCTCTTCCGAATGCCTGTGACATTTGGTTATCGCATTCCAACACCCTATTTTTCTTTGGTGCTTTCATCTTTAATTTGCTTCCCATGTTTCTTCCTTTCGTATCTGTATTCCGTCAAACGGTACGCTCTCGATATTCCCGGATGTTCTGTGGCAATCAGAGAATCCATCTCCAATTGCCGCATATGTCTCTGGACGGTACACTTTGTAAGGTCTGTTCCATCCATAATTTCTTCATAAGAAGGCATATATCCGTGTTTCTCAAAATACTTGACAAGAAATCTGTAAATATCGTTTCTGGCAGATTGTCCCTCATTATATTTCCTCTGACGGTAATTCATACGTAAAACGGCTCTTCTGCCGCAGTATTGCTTTTTTCTGCACGCATTTTATTTAATCTTTCCGCAGCTTTCTTTTTCGCTTCATCGGAATATTTCCTTGGTGGATTGATTTTAATGTAGGAATACGGCAAGTGAGCGAAAATAGATCCATCATTATTTCTGGCAAGAATTTTCACATCGTCTGGAAATTCCTTTTCTAATTCCTCACATCTATTCTTCCAGGAACTTCCGTTCTTAGCGGTAATCCCTACATAATCTCTTCCGGGAATCCATTCAATTACGCATTCGTTTGTGTTTTCTGACACAAAACTCACCTCTATTCATTTTTTTATTTTTTATCTTTGGAATTTAGCCAGTAGAACTACTGGTGTGTTAGAATCAGTGATAATTTTCTTCATTGAGTAATTCGTTGAATTTTTCCAACGCCTTAATAGATACTTTGTTATTTGCTTTTTCTGGTCTGATTGATACGTTTAAGTGAGTATCAATGATGTGTTTTAGTTCCCTTGCAAGGGTTATTTTCCCTTGTTGGATTCCCTGTCTGTATGTCTTGGGCAGTTTATATTGCCCTGTTACTTGCTTTCCAGCTGACTGGCCACCAGCTGTAACGTTGTACATCTGGAAGCCTTTATCTGCAAAAGCCTTGATTGTTTCAATTTCTTTCTGGTCAAGTTCATCCTTTCTACATGTTCTATATGAAAGTTTCCAACCAGTAGGATTACTTTCACTGTAAAACTTATGCTTTTTAAGGCTTAATGCTATGTGATCGTATTCCCCTAAATGGCTCGCACATCTCTCGCAAAGGTTGACTGCCTGTCCACAATACGCTCGATTTATTCCGGCTTCGTCAGTTCGGTAAAATACGTATATACCACTAGAATATGGAATGCTTGGACATATCCTTTTTATTCGATTCTCTCGTTCTCGCTTCATAGCGAAAACTCTACTATAATCCACCCGGCATCACCCCTTTTCAATCTGATTCACAAGGAATTTTTAATTTCTCTGCAATTGCCTTGATTACCGAAACAGTAACACCGTTTCCTGCCTGCTTGTATAACTGGCTATCAGAATTTACGAACTGTGCTTTTTCAAAATAATCATCAGACCACCCTTGTAGTCTAAAGCATTCTTTCGGTGTCAATTTTCTGATTGCTATGTAGCACTGATATTTCTCATACCAAACTGCATATACAACCAATTTTTCCGACACTTGAACAAATATCCCTTGATTACAGCTTGCATCTAGCGTATTGGCAACTTCTTTTCTGACTCTTCCACGTCTGGTTTTACTTCCTGGGACTGATAAATTCACTGTATCAATACCGACTCTGCACTCCGAATATCCCTGTTTAGTTGCTTCTGCTACTTTTACCGCAAGCTGATTACATTTATGGACAGTAGACAATGTATTTGCAATTCCATCTTCTCTGATTTCATTAGCAAGAAATTCATGTCTGGAAATATCTATTTTCCCATCTTCGTAATCTTTACGAATTTCTTTTCCGTATTCCGTGCGAACATTTCTCGGTATCCCGATTGGTTCAACGGCTACGCCATGTCTGTCTTGACTTGTAAGTGTAAACATCGGCTCACCATCATCTTTGAATCTTCTGCCATTCTGACGTTTTTCAGCGCGATCTGGTGTCAATACTGGAATTGCAACTCTTTGTGCGTCCTTATAATCTCTTGCCATTAATGTACTTCCACATCCACTTGTGTCATGAATTGCCTCGTGTTGATGCCTGTAATCCTTGTTCATGATTTTTACAGCAACACCGCTCTTGTCGGCCCTTAAGTTGGAAACTCTGTTATCGTATCTGGCTTTCAAGCATCTTGCTATGTCTGTTGACTTCGATTCTTGATAGCTCAAATCTATGAAACACGGCAAAGCTACGTGATGTCCTCGCCCACCGCCTTGACCCGTATCAAGAGTTTCAGTTATTCCGTCAGGTGAAAATACTTGTGTATTTCTTCTATATCCGTCTTTATGTGCAATTATTTGAACACTATTTTCTCCGTCTGTTCCTTCGATAGGAAATATTTTTGAGGTACTTCTCCCTCTAAGATGTCCGATAATGAAACACCTTTCCCGGTTTTGTGGCACTCCAAAATCTTTGGAATTGAGCACTTGCCATTCTGCATCATACCCCTCCTGTTCCATTTCAATGAGCAGTCTGGCGAAATCCCATCCTCCATTAACACTAAGCAAATTCTTAACGTTCTCAATGAAAAGGAAAGTGGGTTTATCTTCTTCTTTGAGCTGTCCGACAAGGTACATAACTCTGAAAAACAGGCTTGAACGGTTTCCTTGAAATCCGACTTGTTTTCCTGCGACCGAGATGTCTTGGCAAGGGAATCCGAAGCACCAACAATCTGCTCTCGGAATGTCTCCGGCATACACTCTTCGAATGTCATTTGCATACCATTCTCCATTTCTATATTCCTCCTTTAATATTTCTTTCTGTCTCTGCTTGATAGGAATATCTTCTAATGCTTTTCGCTGCTCGTCTGTCAGCAAATGCATTGAGATATAACTCGCAGTAGCAAATTTATCAAATTCGCAAAAGCCAATGCACTTATGCCCCGCCAATTCCATTCCTTTTCGGAATCCTCCGATTCCTGCGAAAAAATCTATAAATTTCATTTTTTTCTCCTAACTAAACGGAAATTCATCTTCCATACCGCCTAAATCCGGCACATCCATGAAACTGGGTTCTGGCGGCGGTACTGGTCGTGTGTCTGTTTCCTGTGCTTGCGGTGACTGGCTCTTTCTTTCTGCAAATTCATGTTCTGCAACAAGACAATCATTTGAGTAAACTTTTTCGCCATTTTTGTTCGTATAGCTTCCAGTCTGCCATTCTCCACGTACATTTACTTTCGTGCCTTTTTTAAGATATTTTTCTGCGAATTCTGCATTTTTTCCAAGGCATACACAAGTAATAAAGTCAGATTTTCTTTCTGTATTCTTTTTCACTCTTCTCTCGACAGCCAAAATATATCTTGCAATTTTGGTATCATTTGTTCCCATTCTGATATCTGGATCAGCAGTTAATCTTCCAGAAAGAATAACAATATTCACAATTTATCACCTCTCAATCTGAATGTCGCATCTAATAAGTGCGTGTTTGATTTTCTTTGTATTCCCTGTTACAATTTCTTCTTTCCCTATAACAAAGGAAATATCATCTTCCGTTACGTTGAATCCTTTTGTTTTGATGTGCTCAACAATGATTTCTTTGATTTCCTCTGCACAAATCCCGATTGTAATTTCCAATGGTGTTACCTCCCTGGTTTGTAGGCTGGTGGCATTGGCTGCCATGCAATAACTGGGTAATATGCAATTCCGTGTTTTTTTACCATGCCCCATCTTCCGCCGCCTAAATATGTAAGGTTTGTTGGTAACTCGGCATCTTTTATGGTAACGTTGTATTTTATCCTATCTTCTGGGCTTTCTCTCACATCTGGTTCTGGCGGTAACTTCACTTCTGTTGGAATCCACATATCCGCAGGACTGTAGGAACAAATCAGTTCTTCAACTTTTTTGATTGCATCATTCCATCCTTTATCGTACTTACATTCCTGTTCGGAAAGTTCTGGCTTTTTCAGTTTGTCAAGTGTTTTTAAGAAGATTTTCATTGATTAATCCTCCTTTACTTTCTCAATAGTTTCTTTTATTGCTTCTTTCACAGCCTTGGTTTTAATCATCTTATCTGCTAAGGCTTTTGCCGCTTCCTGTACGATCACGCTTTCATTTTTTTCTAGTATCTCAGAAATATGAGAATGTATCATCCTACACAACGGCTCATTGGTTTCTCTACTACCATATAACTCTTTTTTATAAATAACTCCTTTTATTTCTTTGGTAATTTTTTCAACTACCCTGTCCTCAACATTTTTACGGATTTCCTTGGCAATTTCTTCCTCATTAATACCAATCGTTACTGGTACGCTGAATACGCTCATTTACAGTTCTCCTCTCCTGCTTCAACCGCTGATTTAAGTTCCTCATAGAAATTAATTCTTTCTCTTAGCGTGTTTAATTTATTATCGTATTTTTTTAAAAATACTTCTTTTGCTTTTTGATAATCAGGTGCATCTAGTACAACCACTTTGCTGTATTCGCTAATGAAATTGCCTATTGATTCTTTTTTTATATACGAACAGTAGATTCCGTCAGGGAATTTAGTTACTGGTTTGTATGTCTTCGGTTTTTCTATTACTTCACATTCTTCAAGACAAATATTCCATTTATCTGTTTTTCTGTCCGTGTCCAGAATGTAAAAATACAGTTTCATCAAATTTCTCCTTTCAATCATTCAGTCGAATTGTTTTCCTTATCATCTTCAATCGCTTTTCCAAGGCAAGCCATAACAGATGCAGAATCAAGCAGTATTTCCCTTTCTCTGATGTTTCTTCCATCTTTTTTGTGCCAATCTCCTACAATATAAAGTTCTGCATTTGCGGAAAGAATATCTGTTTTCATATCCCAGTATTTAATATGGATTTCATAAGCTGCGTTTGCAGAAATTGGATTTACATAAATTCCTTTTGTTACTTCTTTCCAATCTTTTAAGTCAATTGATACCATCTATTTCTCCTTTCAAAACGGACATAAGTCCAAATTAACTTCAAGTCCAGGTGCTGCAATCTGCACCAGCGCATCCTCCCAAACCACCTCTTCTTTTATCTCCTTCAAAATCTGTTCCGGGTCAGCTGATTCATTACTCAAATGCACCAATGTTACCGTCCGTAATGCTGCCGTATGGTTTGTATTCACCAAGCTTTTGCAAGTATCTAAGGAACAATGCCCTTTAAGCCTGTGCGTGTAATTTTCAGCTGTTTTGTCAACCAATTCTCCACAATAGTTGCATTCAATAACTAAATGGTTCAATCGCATTGCCTTGAAATTGTATCGGCAAAACTCAAAATCTGTCATATACAGCAGCTTTCCCATTTCTTCATGCTCCACGATATAACCATAATTGGAACACGGAATAAGTTGCCCTGTATCCTTGTCCCTTGTAGTATGTGGCAAATAGAACGGTATTACTGTAAACGAGCCAACCCGAAACGGTCTTTTTTCTGGAACGCCTTTCATTAATTCGCCAGTGATGATTTGCAGATGTTCCACGGTTTCATCATTGGTGTAAATCTGAATGCCGGCGTTCATCAGTTCCCGAAATGATTTGATGTGATCTCCATGCTCATGACTAAGCAATACGCCAGAAACATCACTTGTTCTGTAATCAATAGCTTTCAGAATGTCTTTGTATTTGCATCCGCAGTCCAGAAGAAGCATTTCTCCGTTGTTCGATTTCAGAACATAGCAGTTTCCATGTTGGCTTCCTGTGTTTACCACTCGCATGAACATTTTCATCACCTCGCTTTCAATATGTAATTTGTGCGGCGTGTAAGGAAATTCTTAAATCCTCCAATGACTTTTTGGATTTTTTAGAAGGTTCTTGTCCGCTTAAGATTAGTCATAATTAACGTATGCTTGGCTAATTGCTTCGCTTTTGTGATAACTCTTAAATCTTCATTTGCCATCATTTATCATTCTCTGATTCAAAGATTGAAGAAGAAAAGATACAAACTGGGCGAACACCGCAGCCAAGGCTGCAGTCATTGCCGTGGACGCCACCCGAGGAGGAAACAACGGCTACGCTCTTAAAATAATCATTGTAAGGTGTACTCCATGGTGTAATAAGCCACCACCATTTATCCATATTTGGCAAATATTTCCTGTATTTTCTGTATTCATCCACGGTTAAGAGTGAAATCTTATCTCTACAAGTTCCATATTCAGTCTGCCCGTCCAATGCCAACAGGTTACGGTCAAATTCAACAACTGCATTTCCATCGAAAGGCGTATTAATTTTTTCTAAAAATGATGTGTTTAATTCTTCTCTTAAAGAACTTTCTTTCCAATTGCTGGAATCTGAATCAAACATTCTTGTTTTACCATAAAAACTATTTAAAATTGCAAAATATCCATCCGGAAGCTTGTCCAGTATTATCCATTCCATACCGGAAATTTCAACCACTTCCCCGGGTTTCGGAGTGCCCATGTGTTTCTTTTTGTAATCCTCGAATTCCTCTGTAATTCTTTTTATTTCTGTCTCAAAATATTTCAAATCTTTTTTCATTTTTATTCCTCCACTTTAGATACAAAGAGATTAGATTTTAAGATACAAACTGGGCGAACACCGCCGACATTGCCGCAGCTACAGTTGCCGACGTAACCCGAGGAGGAAACAGCGGCTACGCTACTCCATCCGCGTTCTTTTGTTGACCAAGATGTACATGTCCAATACCAATCATTAAGTTTTTTGTTCGGAGTCAATTCCGTATATTTTCTTGCTTCATCAAATGTAAGAGGTCTGATTTTACATTTCACCGAAACGCCTGTATTCTGACCGTCGACCGTAATAAGATCTGCTTCATGTGTTTCAATATTCTCCGCACCAAATTCCTCTTCAAAATTCGCTAAAATTTCCGTGTCACAAAGTTCTTTTAATTCAGACTCTAAATAATCTGCATTATCCCCGAATTTTACATTTTCTTTTACAAGGTCAAAAGAAACTATCTTGGTGGTGTTTTCATACTGTTCCAGCACTTTGTATTTTCTTTTACCTGTAGTTTGAAATACATCACCAGGGTTCAACTCTGATAATTTGATTTTCCCACTTTTCCCCTGCTTCTCTAAAAGTTCAACCAGTTCTTTTGCTTTCTTTAAAATTTCATTCATAACTATTATCCCTCCTAGTTTTCCTCATTCACTACAATACCGCCGTGGATAATAACTCTCTTTCCGTCCGAATCATCAAAGTAAACTTCGTTCTCCGATTCGGAAACATCAAATTTTCCAGACCAGGACTTGATTTTACCGCCGTTGTAATCGTAAACAGTTACGGTACGGTTCAGACCACCGTCAATATCACTGGATAGTGATTTTAATGATCTGCTACAGGAAGAACAACCACTAAACATTGTGATTGCTGTAACCCCTGTGATTAATACTGCTGTCTTAATACATTTCTTTTTCATCTTACATTTCCTCCTGGCTCATAAATGACGGAATTTCTGTTTCCACTGGCTCTGCTTCCGGGACTGGTTCTTCGGAATATCCATCTGATTCAACGACAAATTCCTCATGATTTGCGTTTTCATCAATTTCATTCTGAACTGCTTTTTCTGGATCAGTTTCAATTTCTACGCCGGCATAAAAAGCATTCTGCTGTGTTGGATTCTCAAAATCCAGTTCAATGTGCTTGCACAGTCTATGTAACACAGTCTTTTTGTACATTTCCCCTGTGAAGTTTTTCCAAGCTGGACTATTTGAAGCCTTACTGGACTTTCTTGTGTTTTCAAGGTCTGCCAAAGTCATAGTATCGTAAGCCATGCCACCATCTTTATAAAGAACAACTGCGAATGCTCCAATGATTTTTCCATCATTAAATGCTTTTGGATTGAAGCTAAATGTCTGTTCTCCATTTTCGATGGATTCCTCAAAATCATCACCTTCACGAACCAGTTTTGCATAAATATCCTTTATCGGGCGAATAGAATATTTCTTTGCCAGTTTCTTTGCCCCTCTGTAGTCTGTCTGGTAATTGAGCTGATTGCCGTAAGGAACTAAGTAACACTCTTTTGAATAAAAATCCAAGCCCAAATAAGCGCCCTTCATCAGTCCAGACATCAACTGTGCTTTGCTATATTTCTGCAACTGTGGATTATCATTTACCAGAGCAAGTGCATTCTGTACGAATCTTGCCTTGTTAAAATCTTTCGGGAGTGCTTCTGCTACTGAATTTAACTTTTCAGTAAGAGCTACGCTAAATGTCTGCGGTTCCTGGTTTGCTACCTGTGTTGTTTCTGCCATATCAATTCTCCTTTTCTCTCTTTATTGCTTTGCAAAATGCTCCTTTTTTAAGGAACATTAATACTGTTCTTAAAGTCATGCTTTTTATAACTTCAATGTGTTTGGTGTAGCCATACCATAATACCCATTCTTGCTCAGATAATGTATTCAAGTCGGTAATTGGTTCACCTGGAATAAACTGTCTTTTAGACTGCAAATACTGTTTATGTTCTTTTCTCCATTCACAACTACTGCATTCTGGTTTCAATGCCGGAACCCTATGCTTAGTTCGTTTATCATAATAAGAATTGGCACAGTATCTACATGGGTTTCTTTGAACTGCCATTTACTTTTTCCTTTCATTTATATTTTCTCAGTGGCATATGAAACAGGATGAAATAATTTGTCTTTTTCTGTTTTTTCCTTTTCTGTCCTGTTCTGTATTTGCTTGAAATTTTCTATATTTCCGGGCATTCACCCGGATTCATATACCACCGATAGCTACCTAATTAAATGATTGTTACATTGTCCGGGTTGATGTGATATCTGCCGTATCCGTTTGCTCTCTGAGATCCAATTCCAATGTATTTTCCAGTTGTTTCAATGAGTTGAATAATTGTCTCAACTGGGAAAACTGCGTCTGGACAAGATATAGTAATTTCTGTCGACCAGTTTTCAAATACATTTGCATTGCAAACAACTGAAGAGCCTCCTACCCCTTTAGTTGGGACAATTGAACTTTCAATATGTACTGAAGCAAATTTAATAGGGTGTATAAATTCATCAACTGATAATGCTCTTGTGATATCTGTTCCATTCTTTCCAGTGCTTTCCTTTAAGAATGTTACAAAACTTTCTTTGAATGATTTCTTAAATGCCTGTGCCAAAATACACGGACGGTTGGTTTCCATATAATGTTTCCATTCTTCCTCTGTGTATAACATAATATTTTCGTCATGATATTCAATTGGTTTTTCCCAATGAATACCTGTAATCAATCCCTCCCATAAATTTTTCCCCTGGCTATAGATTTCTGGCATTTTAGATCCTTTGTCATGGTTCTGTTTCCAACACTCTGACATCTCGTAATATCTGCTTTTTGCATGAAGAATGAGAGGTGTATCTCCAATCAGCTCCATTTTTAAAGTTGTTGTTGATAAAGTTTCAATTGTAAATGAATCTTTCTTTGCTTTTGCCATGTTGCTTTCCTCCTAAAACAAATGATTTAATTTATAGTTTTTGTTTGCGCAAACACTCAAACAGATTAGTAACGCTATGCTGTAATGTAATGTTTTATACTGTCATGTTGTGTTCTGTTCTGCGAAACTAATCCGCTTGAATCTTTGTGCAAACTCCAAATGTACTTAGCAAGCAGTAGAAAGCTTGTCTTGTGTTGTGCTATTGTTTACTGTATTATTTTGTTCTCACATATAAGATTTTATGGTTTCCTATTATGACAGTTTCTACTGCCAACTAAATACATTTGGTTGAGTTGAACACTCGGTAGGTAACGTGAAATATGCTATAATATCATGTAGTATCCTATTCTATATTGCCCTATGATATCGTTTTTTGTCCTGGTAACATTTTCATGTCACCTACCCAATATTCAATTTCGGAGGGCTGCTTTGCAGACGATATAAAAGTCATATTGTCTTGTGCTGTAGTGTTTTGTCTTGCGTTGTGTTATGCTGTAGTGTTCTGTTATGACGGTTATACCGCCTATAAAACAGTCCTCCGTTGAAGTGTTGTGTTGTATTGTTTTGTAGTATGCTATTATTTCCTGTTCTATGTTTTTTGTCCTATAGTAAGTGTTCACAACACTTGTCACTCTGCATAAGCAAACGGTATACTGGGTTATAATGTTTTGTTCTTTATTGTACTATTATGCGGTTTTCTGTCCTTCTACTTATGCAGACTGATAAATGCTGTGGTTTCCTACGCTCATAAACCTGTAAAATAGGTAATTATGATGTACTGTACTTTACTTTGATGTTATATCTTATTTTTCCTGTCAATTTTACAGGCATATCAACGTAGGAATTTCGCCGCTACTGCACTCATAAACCTACAAGAATAAGGTGCTTTGTTTTGTACTGTTCTGTGGTGTGTTGTGCTGTCCTGTAATGTTGTCCTACTCCTGTAGGCATATCAGCACAGTAGCGGCATTCATGTTTAATTAATCAGTTCCCAAACTTCTTCATATTCAGAAATATTCTGGTATTTCTGTTTCACTGACAGAAGTTCATTCCGGCAACGTTCTAAAAGTGCTTCGTATTCATCTGGCTGTTTCAAAATAAGCTGTGTTGGCTTGTATCCGCTTTTTCCATCTGTTTTGTAAAACACTCGAATTGCTGTCGGCTTTGGCTTGTTATCAATATCCTGTTCCACGATTTTTAATTGGCAAACTATCAATCTGGCTTCGTGGATTCTGTATTTTTCAGCTGCTATGGAATCATCCCATGTGAAGCACTTATGTAATTCTGTACTTTCGTCCCTTGCTTTCTCGAGAATCTGCTGTGGTGTAGCAGATTCCATCTGATCGCAAATTTCCATGATTTCAGATGCGCATTTTGTGGCATCTGCTTTGAAAAAATGTTTTCCCCATGTTGCTGTTAGCATTTTCCCCTCCTAATTATCAGATTCCTTTTACTTTCAAATCCCCATCTGTCACTCTTAGCAAAATCATCTGTCTGTCTAATACAGGGATTCTGCTTTTGTCAATGCTCTCCGAATCATCAATCCAAATTGGAAGATTCAGACCGTTCATTTCCTGTAACCCATTCAGCAAATCAACCTCGCAAAGAATTTTGTCGGAATGATTCAATCCGCTATTGTAGTCGATTCCATTACAGATCATCTTGCAAGTCTCCACTGGATTTCCCTCAATCGTGTAATCAAGGAAACTGAACTGAAAATGATGGAAAAATGGATTGATTTTCTCAGCCAGTGCCTTATTCTTCTGAATTGAGAAGTTAAGAACGGTGTCAATGTTCTTTTCAATATCGGCTTGTACCTGTCCAAGGTCTTTTAATTCCTCATTCAGTTCGGCTACTCGCTTTTCTTTCTCTGCGACTGCTGCCTGTGCAATCTTAATGTCTGCATCCACATTGGAAATCTGTTTCATAACATTGCTGATCTGCATTCTTAATTCCTGTTTCTTTCCAGGAACATCATCAAATGATTTCAGTTTCTCTTCAAGTTCTGCAATTCTCGCTGTAACCGCAAGATATTCTTCATCATTTGTCATGTCTACAGATTCTGGAAGCTCCGTAAATTTGGACTGTTCTTCCTCAATCTGCTTAGTGAGTTCAGCAACTTCATCCTGTGCTGCGCCGATTTCCGACTGTAATTTGTTGATTTCCTCGTTAGTTTTCTTTAATTTTGCAGAAGCAGAATTTCCAAGGTCGCAAATTCCTTTTAACTGGTTCTGCTTTGCTGATTCCCAATTTTTCTTTTTGGTTAATTCAGTTTCAATTCTAAACTTCTTTTTTTCTTCAAAGGAAGCTTTCAATTCGGCAATCTGTTCCTCTGGCAGTTCCTGTCCACAGGTCGGGCAAATGGTATCAGAATCATTGAATATTTCGGCTTCAATAGCTTTCAGTCCAGAATCATCCCACTCCATTTCCTTGATTCTCGGATAGTCCTGTCTGGCTCTATCCAAGTCAGCTTTTGCTTGTTGTGCTTCCCTTATGTGGTTATCCAGTTCCATTCCAATAATACGAATGCTTGATTCCTTTTCTGATTTTTTTAACCTAAGTTCGGAAACTGTATCAGAAATGAATTTTTGTCTGGCTCTTAACCATTCATTCGCCTTGCTAACCAGACCGTCCCTGGAAGATTTCAAACCACGGATTTCATATGAAAGGCTGTCATAGCCTTTTGCTGAATCTTCAAGAATCCGTTCCTGTTCTTCCAGTTTGGAAAGTTCCGCATTAAGCTCCTGTTTTTTGGATTCTAAGGAGGAAGTATCTTCTGCTTCAACGCTTCGATTGGTTTCATATGCAATCTCCGTGTTTTTGGCATCCACCTTTTTCTTTTGTGCATTCAGTTCCTTTCGGAGCTTCTTCAAGGTATCCTCTACGGAATGCCCTTTTGTGATTTCTTCCACATGAGCGTACTGTGGATTTTCTTCCATAAACTGTGCAATATCAAAACCAGACATCTTTTCCAGTACCTTTCTGGATTCCGCTGTTGACTTCTGCAATGTGTCCAGAAATGGTTTTGGATTACTGCACATCAGAAGCGTTGAAGGCTCTGCTATTGACTGGATAAACTCGGTATAATCCTTTGATTTAGCCGGGAATCCGTCAATTTCATATGAAGTTTCATTTCCATCGAATACCTCTCCGGATTGTCCCCTCGGTTTTCTCCACTTCTGTTTTGTGATTTTGCGGATCACTTTTTCTTTTCCATCAATCACAAGCGTAAGCTCTCTTATAACATCAACCTTTGGCACTTCCACGCCATTTTCTTTTCTGCGAATAGAAGTAGGTTCTGTACCATTCGCCATCTTTCCTGTCAGAACATCTAAATATGCGTCCTGCAATGTGGATTTTCCTTCTCTGTTTCTGCCGGAAATCTCTGTTCTTGGAAACAAATCTACAGACTTACTCGGAAACTTCTTGTAATTCTCCAACGAAATCTTTTTTACTTCCACTTTCATGCTCGATTATCCTCCCTATTGATACCTCATATGCAGTTCTAAGCTCTACTTCATCACCAGATAATTTTTTATGATAAATCCGGCTCTGGATTCTTCCGATTATTTTTACGAAATCTCCAACCTTGAAATCAGCAGCTTCTCTGGCTTCTTTCCACCATGCTATACATGGGATATAATCTGTTCTTCGCAAGTCATATTCGTCGCAAGCAATCATCAAATCACAGATTTCTTTTCCGCTTGGTGTTCTGCGGTAAATAGGTGGTTTGCAAAGATAACCTTCCAGAATGATTTTGTTTTCACCTTCTGCACTCCCATCACCATCTCCACACCAGATTGTTTCCGCTTTGATTTCAAGAATCAAATGTGACTTTCCACTTTCATGTTTGTTTGAAGAACTGTATCTTCCTTTAACATAGACGTGTTTTCCAATCTTTAAGCCTTCCGTCTGCTTTTCTTCAACAATTACCGGAAGTAAATCTACGTTCCCGCTGGTACGCTTTGCACCAATATAGAATCTTACGAATTTTTCTCCGTCCTTGAAAAACGTTCCTGGCTGAATATCCATTATTACGCCAAATATCTGAACTTCATTCTTATTATTCTTCATCCTCCAATTTCTCCATTTCTTTTACGGAAATCTCATATACACTTTCCGTTTCTTCCCCATTAACATAAACATCACGGCTCATTAACCTTCCATTTACTTTAATGCAATCATTCCTTTTAACATCTACCGCCAGATCAGCCCCTTTTCCCCATAAAGTACAGCGAATAAAGTCTGCTCTTTCTGAATACTCTCTTGGAATTGCTACAAAAAGATTTGAAACTTTTCTGTGCGTTACTGATGTAAGTTTTGCATATGGCTCTTTCGTGCAACTTCTGGCAATAAACTCTACTTTGTTTATATCGCCCTCTGGAACCTGTTCTTCCAGGATTTCCACCTCGTCAGCTGCGATATAATTAACATTGTGGTGCTTATTTGGATTTTTAGAAGTGTCCATGCTTCTGATTGCTCCTGTTACCACAACTTCTTTTCCGTTATAATCATTGTCACGCACAACGGAATCTTCTATAACTATTAGAAACATATCTACTGCACCGCTTTTACGAATAACTGTCAGCATGAATTTGTAATAGTATCTTCCGTAATGTTCGTGGCTGAACACTATTTCCCCGGCTCTTCCGGATAACCTTACTTTATTTAATCTTTGCATTTACTTTTCCTCCATTTCTAATATAATAGGAAGAAACACCATTGAGAATAAGACTGTTGATACAAAGAACACCCCGATAGCATCAAATGATGTAAGCATCCATGTGATTGAGAAGATTACTGTAAACATCCCTATTCCTACAAATATTTCTCCTATTGTCTTTACCACCTCTTTCATTTTTTCCTCACTTTCTTCTGGATGTGGTTACTGCAAGTGCAGCTGCCAGAATAGCGATAATTACATTTCTTGCCATCAGCTTTTCTTCCAGATCAGCAATGATTTCACTGGAAAGTGGCTGATTTTCGCCATTTTTTTGCATAAAAAGTCCTCCTGTTATATTTTTGTTTGTCAAATACAGGAGGTTGTGTTATAATAATCCTGTATTTAACTAACTCATTCTTAGTTAGATACCGTCCTGGTTGGTGTGTCCGCACCTTCCAGGGCAACTTAATCTACTTCTACAAATTTTCCGTCTTTCAACATATAGAAAGTATCTTCTTTAATATTTTTACCGTCTACTTTTGCAGACTTAACATCTACAAGATGATATTCAAAATTTATTTCTTTCCATTCAGTCAGAACAATAAAACATCCGATTTTTCCTTTAGCTTTTGATTTAATTCCTGTAGCTAACGCAATGCTTTCTTTTCCTTCTACAATTGCCGCTGAACGATTTCCAGTATTGGTTGCCGCTGACTGATTTCCAGTATTGGTTGCCGCTGACCGATTTCCAGTATTGGTTGCCGCTGAACGATTTCCAGTATTGGTTGCCGCTGAATAATTTCCGGTATTGGTTGCCGCTGAATAATTTCCGGTATTGGTTGCCGCTGAACGATTTCCAGTATTGGTTGCCGCTGAATAATTTCCGG